TAAGTGCGGTAAGCCAAATCACCGTTGCGGGAGATAGTGCAAGTCACACGGCGACCAAAATCGGCCTGACCGTTGAAAGTCTGCTCAATAGACTCCATGGCAAAGTTGGTGTAGCGCTTGTAGCTCACCTTCCAGAAGGTAATCTGAGGATTACCAGTCAAATAAACGTCTTGAGCGCCATAGGCGACAAGTTGCATCAATCCACCTCCCATTTTAGTTGTTGTTGGTTATACTATGCCTAAAGAAAAAAAAATCCGAAAAACAAATGAATTAAACTTAAATTACATAAGTTTAATGCAAATCAATATTTATGCATCGCATCGATTTTCATCACTGCAAACTAAGGTTCCGTTTCATGAACTCAGTTAGATATTCATCGTCTTCATACATTTTATATTCCCCATTGTGTTTTTTTACAAACACATAATTGTTGCATGAAGTCTTTTTCTTAATGTTCCATCCATCTTCCAATGCATTGTGTAAAAAAGTTAAAAGCTGCATTCGTTTAAGACCCGCGTTCTCAATGACGAGGCAATTGTTTTCTAAATATGCAGATGTGTATGTTAGTTTGGTTCCATCTTTTTTTTTCAAAATGTATGTGTTTTTGCGTTTTTTTAAACACCATTTCTCTTCCAAATGCTTCAAAAAAAATGACATTTTTGCCAGTTCATCTTCCGTCAATGCCACCTGCTGGGTCATATCATGCGACATTTCACACTTGGAATGATAAACCCGGATTCCTAAATATTATAAAATGATAAATAATATGTCATTAACATTACGCTAAATAATATATTAAATGCATGAAATGTATAAACTGTATCATTGCATCAAACTTATTTCATCCTTGCGTTTGTTCATGCCACCCCCTAATAATTCATTCAAGCAAAAAACAAACAAGAAAATCGTCCTGGATGAAAAAAGCATTGTGACTTTGGACAGCAAACATCGGGAACATCAGGCCAAAATTGCAAAACTAAAAACAGAGACCATCCCTCGGCTAATGAAAGAAAAACGGGCACTAAAAAATCAGCTTCTCTCGAATCCATCCAACATCTCTGAAATAAAAGAACGTATCGCTGAACTGCGAACCACCATCAAAGAACACCAACAAGAGTGCAAAAACTATTACCTCGACAACAATGAAATCATATTCGATTACTTTGAGAACAAACAGCAAATTTGCAATGGGAACAACAAAACCAAAATCCTCAATGATTTTTTTCGAGTGGAATCGGTTTCCAAAGAGGATGAACTGAAGCGCATGAACCAGAACAATGTGCAACGATATTTGACAAATTTGGACCCGTCATACATTGACATCAGCAACTATGTGTTTTCCACGGATGTGTGTCGATACTGCCATGCAGGTGAAATGATTCCCGTCGATAATGAAGGCATCATGGTGTGCAACAACTGCTCTATTCACGTGAGTTTCTTGGTGGAAAACGAGAAGCCATCTTACAAAGAGCCACCCAAGGAGGCATGCTTTTACGCTTACAAGCGCATCAACCACTTCAAAGAGATTCTGGCGCAGTTCCAAGCCAAGGAGACCACGCAGATTCCACCGGATGTCCTGGAAAACATAAAGCATCAGATTAAAAAGGAGAGAATCGACCTGCACACGCAGCTCACGGACAAAAAAGCAAAGGAAATTTTGAAGAAGCTGGGATACAACAAGTATTATGAACACATTCCATTTATCAAAGAGAAGCTGGGCATCAAACCGCCCGTCATGTCGCCCGAACTGGAGGAAACGCTGTGCAATCTCTTCATGGAGATTCAAGGGCCGTATGCCAAGTTCTGCCCCGAAGACCGCGTCAACTTTTTGAATTATTATTACACCGTGTATAAGCTGTGCGAGCTGCTGAACCAGCGCGAGTTTCTCCCTTATTTTCCCATGCTGAAAGACCGAGAGAAACGCATCGAACAGGATGAAATCTGGAAGAAGATTTGCGAAGAGTTGAATTGGGAATTCATTCCGACCATCTAAATCAGAAAACCTACGGTTTTCCGAACCTTTCCCTTAAATCCTGACTCACATTCCAACATTATAAAAAAGGGAAAGGAGGGGTGCGGGGAACATTCCCCGGTCCGTAGGTTTTCTGATTCTAGTGCCTCCTGGACTTCCTGTACTTTCGGGACTTCTTGGAATGCTTCTTCGAGTGTTTCTTCGAGTGTTTCTTGGAATGTTTGGTTCGTCGACGACCCCCTTCAAATTTCATTTCTATTTGAGGAAAATCAGACACAATTGTTGAATGACTTTTATCAAACCCTTTGGATTTTAGGGCTGGGTCATCTCTATCATTATAATTTTCTTGAGTAAGATTCGACATAATGTAATTTGGTTATAATAATGCATTATAAAATATATTTGGCGTCGATGCCTAAACATTGCATGATTTAGTGCCTCCTAGACTTCTTGTGCTTCTTTGACTTGGATTTGGATGCCATTTTTTGAGTTCTTTTCCCTCCAAGTTTTGAACGACGCATGACCGAACCTGTCATGTAATCCACTGAATTCATTTCTTCTTGTTCTTCTTCTTCGCATTTTGACATGTGTTCAAAATCAATTAACTTGTATTTTGGAGTTTTATCCGTATCAAAGCACAAAACAATGTTCCCAATGTGTAAGTCTTTGTGGCAGTATCCTTTTGCATGAAGCAATTTCAATGCGTCTTTTATGTTTTTTTTAAACATGGTTGGATTGAATTCTGAAAAAAACAAACTATTTCGACTATTCACGCACAGTCTAACTAAAACGATATTAACTTCATGGATGACGACTTCATTTATTTTTACGCCGTGTATGAATATCAGTTTGAAACCATAACTATCATTGTATGATTCATATGGGGTGTGATTTTCAATGAAATTTCTTAGTTTTTTGAGAATCAATATTGTTTTGTATTCTCTCTCGAACCCACTTTGCCCAACTATCTTTTCACGCATTAATTCATCCGGAAAAAATATTTTCATGCATGTGTTGTTTTCACGCAAATGTTTAAAAAACTCAAATGAATCGATGCTCTCTGTGTGGTCATAAGGAAGCACGGCAATTTCTCTGCGTTTGGCCATGTCAAATAACCGGTCATCAATGCACTTAATGCAACCACTTTCCCCTTTGCTAACAGTGTTTGTGCAAAGGTCTAACATTGACAACTCAAAAATGTTATATAGTGAATCTTCCTATATAAAATTTAGATATTTCATTTTTAATGCCTCCTGGACTTCTTAGACTTTCGGGACTTCTTGGAGTGCTTCTTGTATTTCATGCGATTTTTTGCCCCACCTGCAGCTGGAGCTGTTGCATATTTTTCCAATCGTTGTTTTTCTTCTAGGATAATGCGTTGTTCTTCTCTCCTGCGTTGTTCTTCTTCTTGTCTCCTGCGTTGTTCTTCTTCTTGTCTCCTGCGTTGTTCTTCTTCTTTCCTTTTTATGTAGTTGTAAGGGTCATAGCGTTCAGCTGCAGGAGCATGCAACCTATCCAGCTCACTCTGAATCCATTTATTTTGATAAATATCATTGAATGCGGTGTTCATCCATATTTTGTTCATCACCCTTCTTAAAAGTGGTTCATCTTTGTCTCTAGCGCGTAAAACAGCATTGGTTGCTTCTTTGGCTTTCATCCAGTTGTCAATGTTTTTTTCCCTATCAAATTCTGCATAAACCTCTGTGAAACGAATATATGCTCGATATAACTGAAAGAACAATTCAATTGTTTCAGGCTCATATTCATCTCGCTCGGACTCAATAGCCACTATTGCAGCTTTAAAACGTTCAGCCAGTTGGTCCATCTTATCTATTTATACAATGCAATCTTCATGCAATTGCATTATAAAAAAAACAATTTTCGAGAGATTTGTTCCGTTAAGCGAACCAAATTGTGTCTTAAACCTTGAGCACGTTGCCCGGGAAGCCAACAAGGTTGGCGCCGATACCGAAACCGGCACCGCTGCGGGCAGACACAGCCAAAGTGGGCACGTAGGTGTCCAGAATGCTAAAGGTGGCAGCAGCAACAAGGGCAATGAGACCAATCTCATCGAGGTTGAGCTTACGCTGGGGGATAGAATAAGCGGCAAGGGCAACCAGCGCACCTTCCACCAAATACTTAATGGCGCGTTTGACCAACTCGCCTAAATCCAGAACACCGCCGACCATTTGATTATACTTGATTATATAATTGAATAAGAAAAAAATAATACATTCCATGCATTTTTAATATTGACAATGTTATTTTTAAATTTAATACATTTGTTCAAAAATGGGCTTAAAATCAAACCCGAAATATTAAACACATCGCATAAATAAACAATGACCGACCAATCACAACCGCCCAAAGGCGTCACCCTTCAGAAGTTGCCCGACGGAACTGTTAATCCTAAATACATTGATTTACTGGACGAGGACAAGCCCATTGCTGGACAAAAGTTTGCATGTCTCTCATTCATTTCTCCCGAACACATTATCAAGCAACGCGACCACTTCTTGTTCCAAAAGTTCGTAGAGCACTGGGATATTCACAAGTCGATGGAGAAGTTTCTGCAGTTCCTTAATTTCGTTTCTTACAAGTATGGCGTCAAGTTTGACAAACTCACGGAGGACTTCCAGCAGTTCAAGGATTCCGAGAAGGAGCTGATTGCAAAGACCGACATTGTGGATGACTACAAGACCTTCTTGGACCAGAACGAAGAGAAGCTCGACGAGGAGTTTGGCGCCCAGAACGAGTTTCAGACGTCAGTGCGCGGAATTAAGGTGCGCGGTGTTTTCCCATCACAGAAGGAAGCCGAGCTGCGTTGCAAGATGTTGCGCGATGTGGACCCGAATCACGACGTGTTTGTGGGGCCGGTGGGACTCTGGGTTCCATTCCATCCGGAGGCTTACAAGACGGGTCGCGTGGAATACATGGAAGACACGCTGAACCAGCTCATGAACGAGAAGAAGAAGAACGAGGAGCATGCCAAGAACGAGTTTGACAAGCGCGTGAAGGAGGCCAAGCAGAAGGCAATCGAAGAGAACAAGAAGTTGGCAGAAAAGAGCGGCAACAAGTTGACGCAGACGCTGAATGAGGAGGGCGAGTTGGTGGGTGTGTCTCAAACCACTGGAACCGACTTTGCAGTTGACCCCGAGCCTTCCGATGGGTCCGAGCTTAATGCGGTCGACATTCGCAACCAGTTGTTCAATGCAGAGAACGTGGTTCTTAATCCGGACAAGTCGGACCGCGGTCTTTCGTCGTTGACGCATCCACCCACCGCTTCGGCTACTGCATCGATGACATCTGAGTTCGAAGAGGTGGACTAAGGCCCATTTGCTTCTAAGACTTTGAATTATCATTATTAACATATGGCATGGAATGTGTAATTTCCATGCAATATAAATATCGTTCAATAGTATGTATTGATAACAGGATGTCGCAACAACTGGATTTGGATATAAATAATTACACACATGCTGAAATATTTGCGTTGTTTAGTTTGGACCCGCATGAATGCACCATGGCCGAAGCGGAATCCAGAACAACGGATGCGCTCCTGCAAGTTGCAGAATCTCAGGATTATACGCAATTCTTTACACGATGTCGAGAGATAATCACACGAAAAATAGGCGAACGAACAAGGCCACATAACGCAACCGAAATTTTAAATGCAGCAACCATGTATCGTCCCCTTCAACCACCACAGCATCCGGACACACTCAGCATCAACTACTCCACGCATCCATCCAACTACAACACTTATCACCGGGAATCGGAGGTTAATGATGGCGGAGCGTATGCCAAACGAAACATTCCTCCCGTTGTCAATGCATACAATTATAAGTATCCAACTGGCGTGCTGAACCCAATCGAACGCCGCGTTATTAAGAGGCTGCTTTCTATGGATACGCTCTTTCGCACAAAATACGACATGACCAGCGCAACAAACGCCTCTTGGGTTCTTCCTTATCCCGTCGAAAATGTCGTGTCCATGAAAATTGCATCATTGCAAATCCCATACATGTGGTATGCCTTTTCGGAAGCCACTAAAACCAACCGGTTTGTCGTGGCAATTACGGGAATCGGCGTGGCACCATACACTTCCACACAGGTTTATGTTAATGAAATTGTCATTCCAGATGGGAATTACACAAGCGCCCAGTTTGTCCAAATTATGAACAACTTGTTTCAAAACACGCAAAATGGAATGGAATTTTTCCAGATGACGTTTGACACGTATACTGGACAGTTGATCATTTCACAGACTTACTTGATAGTGAATCAGACAAACAGTCCGAATTTGAGCTACACAATCATATTTGACAATATCAGCAAATACGACAAATACTATGCCGACTGCGTGGATGACTGCGAGTTTGAGCGCTTGAAGCAGCAACATTTGAAAGAGTATTACAATGCAAACATCAAATCGATTAGCAAAACGGCGGGATGGATGATGGGATACAAGCAACCCATTTATGATGTCACGTGGGCAAACACATTTGTGGACTCGATTAACTCCGTTCCGCCGACCACATATTATGCCGCTGTTCGGGCCAATGCCGCGTATGGAAGCAACTCACTCTGGAACTACATCTACGTGGACGTGGATGATTACAATCGAAATTTCATCACAAACAGCATTCTTGCACAAACCGGCGACTCTTATTTGGGAGTGAATCTGTTAGGGAGAATTCCCATTGGAAATGATGAACTAACAATCATCAATGACACTGGTGGAGACACAACCTTCAAAACGCGCGAGTATCTGGGACCCGTGCGCATAGAAAAACTTACCATTCGACTGCTGGATAAGTTAGGCCACATTGTTCCCACAAATGGCAACGACTACTCGATTACGCTGGAACTGCAAGTGCTTTACAACTAAAAAATAATATATATGAAGACTGTGGGAATTGAGTTCATATGGTTCATGGTTCACATGAAATATGGTATATAATATTCATCTGATTCACTCAACTTCTTCTGCATGTAGTTGCATTGTTGCCTTTCTTGCCACTTTCGTTTTTGCATTTGCTGCATGGCTTGTTTTTCTTGTGTCGGAACATGACAGCATCCACAATGGTCTTCGTTTGCCTGGTCCACTTTTGAGTTCACGATTTTGGGATCGTAATGCAAATTCCACCTTCCCAATTTGGTAGATGGTGTGACTGGGCTGAGCATTCTTCGCAGGAAATTCATGTCGTTGATGTTGATTGTCTGATGGAGTCATAAATTATGTGCAAATGTTTCAATTTTTAAATCAATGCAAAGAAAATTGATTTAAAATCGTTTCAAAAGAGAGATAATCGAGACAATATAAAGGACATACAACTAGACAATGTATTCTGAGATTTTCAACGGAAATTACGCCATTCAAGTCGGCGCGAACCAGGCCGAAAATGACGCGCTCATTAAAAAGGCCCCTCAGCATGCCATGTGGTTCCATTTGAAGGATTTTCCCAGCGCGCATGCAGTGGTTGTGAACACGGCGAAAGCAGGCACCTACGATGCCGATGCGATTCGACGCGCGGCCACACTAGTCAAAGAACGTGCAGCACCAGGCATTCGCAACCTGCAAAACGTGGGTGTCAATTACTTATTGATGAAATGGGTGCGGCGCACCGAAACCCCAGGCAAAGTCATCCTGGCCAAGGCCGCTAAGTGCATTCAGGTTTGAATCATGACAATTATGGTTCACTTGGATGGCATGACTTCAAGAAACAGTTTGTAAAACACGCTGAACACAACTCCTTGGATACCATTTGTGAGAATTTTTGTTTTTAAACCGCGAAACAGTAGTCCTGTAATCCCGTCGTGTTTCAAAACGTCTCTCACCGTATCCGCATATGTTATCGACACAGCAGATGTTTGCTTGTATGTTTTCACCACACGAATTCCGTTGCTCACAGTGTCGCTCACCAATGACGCGCAAAACCCGATTCCGGCATTTCGAACCAGGGCTTGCGCGGGGTGCTCGCTGTATTTAATTTGAGGAATGTAGTGGTTGCAGTAATTGTATGTGAGAAACCAGGGGTAATGCCCTGCCATAGTTGCAGCCCCCGATGCAAGCGTTCCTTGATACAACGCAGACACGCCTTGCTTCGACATTTTCTCTCGGATGACCTGGATGCCCTTGTCGCCGTGCACTTGTTTGCTGGTTTTCCATGTGTCAATGGGAACTATGCTCATTCGGAGCACACCTGCGGCCACCGATGCGCACCCAGTTTGCACCGCAATTGGCACCTGTTCTCCCTCGAAAAAACGCATGGCACCTTCGTTCGATGCAGTGTCAATGAACCGCGTCAATGGTCCAATCATGAGTGCCGGCGCAATTCCGCGATAAAATCGAGGAACCCCACCCTCTGCATACAGCTTTTTAATGGTTTCCATCATGCCACCCCCATTTTTGTATTGATAATTCATCGTTGTTCGCATCCACATCAGGGAGGACACTTGTATGACCATTGCACCAGCACCTCGCAAACCATTGTTGCATGCTGTTTCAAATATAGACTTTGGGGCAGAAGTTGATTGAGACATACAAGATTTACATGCATTAAATCGTGAATAATGTTTAAATTTGTATAATGAATATTATTCATTTTCTCTCGTTTCACACATTTCAAAAAGGCAAAACATCTGCAATAAACGTGTGCAAACGGCACGCGTGCATCCTTTCATGCAGAAGTTTTGGGTTTGTCATGATTAATTTTAGAGAGAAATTCGACAAATAATGCGCCGAATAATATATTATCAGTTAATAATATACACGAATTATGGTGAAAAAAAGTCGTCGGTGTAAGTTAAAGACGCGTGGTGCCAGATACACGAGAAAACGCCACGGCGGAGGAGTTAAAACTGCGAAGACACATTTTTATAGAAACATCAAAAAACAGTATCCAAAAAACATAGTGGATGATGCATTTTTGAGAAGCAGACCAGGTGTTGTGTTTCCTCCATTGGAAGACGTTCAAAGTTATGATGATAAGCAGATTAAAACCGAATTCAAATCAATGCTTGATGAAATCATTGGCATGACAGACAACAAGAACTTGATTGATTTTGTGATGCAGCTGTATTTGACTGGGAGCATGGGTGTGCCGAACAGCATGGAAAACATTGGATTAGTGATTGATAATGCAACCAAGTTCAATGTGTTGAAACAAAACGGAGAGAATGATGGGAAAGAATTGTCGCTGAAAGATTTTCCATCACTGACTGCATTGGGATATTTCATTCATGACAAACAAGGTGCATTTCAACAAATAGAAGAAAAGAAATTGAAACGTTCAAAAACATCAACTGTTCAGAAGAAACTAAGAGAAGAAGGCGAAGATGATGTTGAAGTGGTGTTGGAAACACCAAACTACATGGTTTATCGCCCAACAACGGAAGCAGGTTCAAAGTTTTATGGAAGAAACACGCAATGGTGCACTGCTGCAGAAAAACACAACATGTTTTGCCATTACAACAATCACGGTAATTTGTATATAATACAAAGCAAAACAAATCCCATGGATAAAACTCAGTTTCATCCGAACACAATGCAATTCATGAACCCACACGACGAAAAGGTGTCGGCGCAAGAAATTGAGAGACTATTTGAAGATGACGGTTTAAAAAGATGGTTTAGAAACGTAATAACTGAATCATTATTTCCAGGGGTGAGTGATTACCTAGTTTTTGCGAAATATAGACAAAAGAATGAACATAAATTGGGAGTTAACACTTACCTATTCAATGCTTTATTCAACCTAAGAGAAATGCCCAGTGAAATGGAAAACATCAAAAGAATATTGTTGAAAAACGATGTTCATTTTATGGGAACTGCTCGTCTATTATCACATGATGATTTGGGTCACATGTTCAAAGATGCAAAATTTAAAACAGACTTTATGAAACTGAAAGATAAACACACAAATACGCCTTGGTTTTTCCGGAGTGGATTTAGAGAATATTACCCCGAGTATTTTGATGATGAAGAAATAATGTTTGCAAAATTGACCACACCCTATTGTGATGCCGAATATTATGAGATTATTTCAAATAGATTAAAACGTGATTTGAATTTTTCAAAAAGATTGGTCTCTGCCAAATATGAAGAAGGTGATGAGGAAAGAAAATATTGCTGGCGAGCACGTCAATGGTTGTTAGAAGACGAACAAGTCGAGTTGGACGAGTTGTGTGAGCAAATCGAAATGGAACATGATAAGTCGAATCCATCGGCTCCTGGGTAGTTCCAGCATGTAAAAATTATACGAAAAAATGTAAACAATTTTTTCGCATTGAATTGAATTAAATTAAATTCATGGACTTGCAAAATAGATTTTTCGTGTTGCTGCTATTTTTGTTTTGCACATGGGACACTCTTTGGACACTAACGATTCATAACACGCATGACACATGCAAACATGATTGCATGGTTGGCACAAGTGTTTGTGAATTTTTGAAACGGTTTTTATATAATCGGTTTAATAAATGTCGCTTCACCCAAATGTGAAGCAAGATTGGAAAGCGCTCCACCCAAATGTGAAGCGCTTTTTTCAATATGCAAATCTTGTTCCCGCAACTGCGGGAGCAAGATTGGAAAGCGTTTTTTCAAAGTGCGAATCTTGCTACGCCGATTAGAGGAGCAAGATTGCAAACTTGCTTTGCGCAAAAGCAAGATTTCACCATTTGCTCTTTTTTACATTGATTTTGGGTCCTTTTTTGCCGGAGTTTTTGGGGTCATATGACTCCTCTTCATCATCCGAGTGCAAGTCCTTGGAGATTTCCCAGAATTCCTTAGAGCCTAATTTGAACGGACCGTGCTGTTGCGCCTTATACCAGAAGATTTGTTCGTGCAGTTTGTTGGACTTCGCATTGTTGTTGATGACCAAGCACTCAAAATTCTCGGTGCACTGGTCCATGACCTGACAAAAGCTCTCAAATGTGGGGAACATGCCCGCGTAATTCTCCCAGATGCGCTTTCGATTGGCGATGTAGGGTTCGCGCAGGATAAACACGTAATCAATGTTCGTGCGCAAATTGGGCGGAATACCGAGCGGATATTGCATTGTGATGACTAACATGATCTTCCAATGACGCCCGTTCATGAAGAGGAGGCGCATCATAACATCCTTGGTCCATTTGTTGTCATAGAGACAGTCATCGAGGACGACAAATGTGCGCGGGTCAATGGTGGAGCGTTTATAAGTTTCGATTTCCTTTTTCATTTGTTTGAGAACGGCTTTTTGGCGCTTGAGGATGTTTTCGATGATTGCGGTGTTGTAAGCGTCATGGATGAAGAGTTTGGGGACATGAGCGGCGAAGAAGCCGTTTCCGGCCTCAGTTCCGGAGATGACGGTGCCGATGGGGATGTCTTGGTGATGGAACATGAGGTCCTGCACGAGGAAACTTTTACCGGTGTCACGGCGACCGATGAGGACAATAACGGGGCCCTTGTTTTCATCGGGCCTAAAGCTGATGGAGCGCATGTCAAATTTCGAGAGTTCTAAATTCATTGTTTAAATATTGGCACCTATTACAATACAAATAAATAATATTACGAATGTTTAAACGCGACACCGATGAAACAAGATTGGGTAAAAAAATTTTACTATGCACTTTTGTATGCTTGGTATGCACTATATGCAATTGCACTGCTCGGAATTGCATCAGTTGCTCCCGCTTACTTAGAAACGCTAAATGCAGTGTTAAAGTATTTCATCATCGCATTTTTGTTGGTGCGATTCAATCCATGGGCTGATTATGAAATGACTGCATTTGACCGCACAGTTGTATTTAGCGCGGCGTTCTTTTTACTGGCATCTACTGCCATAGTTTCGCTAATAACAAACACATTTGTTATGCCCAATATGCATTGATGCATTCAATATGTATCAATTTGTTGGCATATTAAATTTATTTATTTATATTAGGAAGAGTATATAGTAGAGTATAGTAAGACACATAAGATACAATTGAATCATGAAGGACAAAAGTTCCTTCAAAACATTAGATGAGTTGGAGCAAGAGCTGGTAAAAGAAGCGGTTGAAAAAATAGAGGCCAAGATTGGCGCTAAAAAAACGAGTGACCCCAAAATCAAGGATATTATTGCCATTGTGGAGCGCTTTATAAAGAAACATGAGTTGGTGTGTTATGGTGGCACGGCAATCAACAACATTTTGCCGGAAGAAGCGCAGTTTTACGACAAAAAGACGGAAATACCGGATTATGACTTTTATTCGCCCAATGCGCTGGAGCATGCCAAGGATTTAGCTGATGAGTTCTATGAGAATGGGTATTCAGAAGTGGAAGCCAAGTCGGGCATGCACCATGGCACATACAAAGTATTTGTGAATTTTGTGGGCATTGCGGACATCACACAGTTGGAGCCGACGCTTTTCAAAAACATTAAAGCGGATGCAATCAAGGTGGACGGAATTCTGTATGCCCCGCCGAATCTGTTGCGCATGGGGATGTATTTGGAGCTGTCGCGTCCGGAAGGCGACGTGTCGCGTTGGGAGAAAGTGAGCAAACGTTTGGCTTTGCTGAACAAGCATCACCCGCTTAAAGCAGAGGGATGCACGCCGGATAGACTGATGAAACCGTTTCAAACACCGAAACACAATAGGCGGTTGGAGAGCCCAACTGCGAACGAAATTGATGGCGACAAAACATCAAATGATAGCGATGAAGTGCGCATGTTTCGTGCAGTGCGCAACGCGTGCATAGACGAAGACTTGGTGTTTTTCGGAGGATATGCTATTTCGCATTATGCAAAATATTTGCCTGGTTCTGAAAAGGCGTTGTTTCAGCAAATTCCTTATTTTGATGTTCTCTCAGTTGACCCTGAAACAAGTGCTCGCAAAGTGAAAGAACGCCTGGAAGACAACGACTTCAAAGACGTGGTTATTACAAAACACTCGGGAATTGGTGAGATTGTGCCTGAGCATTACGAGATTTCAGTTGGAAAGGGAAAAAATGAATATCCGATTGTATTCATTTACAAACCGGTTGCATGCCACAGCTACAATGTGATACAAGTGGGAAAAAAGCAGGTGAGAATTGCAAGCACGGACACCATGTTGAGTTTGTATTTGGCGATGATTTACACAGATAAACCGTATTACGATGTGGAACGCATATTGTGCATGTGTAAGCAACTGTATGACATACAGCAGCGCAATCGCTTGAAACGTGCAGGATTGTTGAAACGGTATGGCCTGAAGTGCTACGGTAAGCAAGAAACGCTGGACGACATTAAGGCTGAAAAAGCGGAGAAATATCAACAGCTTAAACGCAGCGACCCCGAGTATGAAGAATGGTTTTTGAAGTATTCACCTATGGAGTATTTTGAGCACACATATGATGTCAAACATGACAAACTCACGGTGAAAAAATCACCGAATGCAAAAAGCGTAGCGAAAAGCGTAGCGAAAAGCGTCAAGAAAAGTCCAAACAAAAGTCCAAACAAAACTCCTAGTCCTAGTAAGAGTCCAGCAAAAAGTATAAAACTTAGTGCAAAGAAGACTGCTGCAAAAACGAAGACGAAGAAGAAGAAATCCAAAAAGGCAAATGCGTTCAAACGAATATTCAAATTAATAACATGAAAAAATGACATGAAAAATAAAATATCAATATACAAAAAATGCAAACTTATATGAAATGGGGTCTATTCGTGCTGTTGATTTTTTACATTGCGCGTTATAATTACAAACAGCAAACATCGTTGGAGGAAGGATATGAAAATTGGTCAGCATGTGTGGAACAAGGATATCCGAGAGATTGGTGCATATTCACGCCCAATCCGATGGAACCCGCACCAGGATACTGCAACTGTGGAGGAAATCGGTATGGCAGTTATCACATTGATGGCAAGTGCAATTGTTATTTATACAACCCACAACTGACACCCATGTATGTTGATAAGCTGTTTCATGACTTTTTGGAATAGGAATAGTAATGAGAACGGAATGCATCTGATGAATCGTCATGCAACTGTTCTGATTGGTCTGAATTTTCGCACACAGTGCAGCAAAGACACCCAAACCCGCCATTCTCATAGCATCTGCACACATCGCAATCCCATATGTCATGCATGACATCCATGCAGTCAAAATCATGGCATTTGACATAAGTAATTGAAAACATGCCAACCAATGCAGTTGCCAACGGCAAATAAGTTAGAAATATCATGTTAATATTTTAGTTTTAATTAAATGAAAACATTTAATTAAATAACACTAAACTTATTGCATTTCAAAGTTTAAGCCAATCCAAAATCGGCGGGCAGCTCAGGAATGAATGTTCCGTAATATGACTCAATCTCTTTCAACTTGCGGAAATCGCGGCGCGTCACAAAATTCACGCCACTGCCTTTGCGACCCCAACGACCAGAACGACCGATGCGGTGCAAATACGTGTGCACATCACGCGGCATGTCAAAGTTGATGACTGTGCTCACCTGCTGAATGTCAATGCCGCGTGCCGTCACATTTGACGAAATCAGCACGCGATGCGCACCACTTCGAAATTCTCGATACATCTTTTCACGCATGCTCTTGTCCATGCCACTGTGAATGGAACACACTGGAAATCCGTCGTTAATCATTGCCTCCGCCAAATCACTCACACGACGAATGCTATTGCAGTAAATGATGCACTGTGAAACCGAAATGCGCGTAAACAAATCTTTCAACGTGGCATACTTGTCTTGGTCTGTCTCCAACGCCACATGATACTGGCTGATGCCTCTCAGTGTCAACATCTCGCTCTTCACGAGGATGCGCACCGGATTGCGCATGAACTTGTTGGAAAGCGTGTGCAACTCGGGGGGCATGGTTGCACTAAACAAACACACCTGCACATTCGTGTTCAGCTGTTGGAAAATGTTGTAAATTTGCTCATTGAAACCCGCCGACAACATTTCATCTGCTTCGTCCAACACAAGCATCTGCATTCCGCGCCCAATCGCGGGCTGACGGCGCAGAATGTCATGAACACGGCCAGGACAGCCAATGAGCACCTGCGGGCCGTTGGCCTTCAAGGCAGCCAAGTCTTCCTCGGTTGATGTTCCGCCAATAAGAAGCTGCAAGTTGAGTCCAGTCATTTGTGTGCTCAAATCCCGAACCACGCCATGAATTTGATGTGCCAGTTCATGAGTGGGTGCCATGATGAGCGCCTGCGGCTGCATCACGTCAATTCGAATTCGATTCAATACACCAACGGCAAATGCGCCGGTCTTGCCACTGCCCGACTGTGCTTGGGCAATCACGTCTCGACCATCAGTGATAGAGAGAATCGATTTCTGCTGAATGGGGCTCGGCTTTTCAAAACCATAGCCATATATACCACGCATGAGTTGCGTGTTCAATTCGGGTATGTCTTCCCATGCCTCAAATTCACGGGCAGGGGTTTCATTTGGTTCAGTAGGAGGGGGTGCGGTCATGAGTGCGCTGTTTTAGCATAAGACGGTGTTTTTAAGCCATTTGCAATTATTTATTTTTATTTGCATAAGATATTCAAACCGGCGTGCCAACTGATTCATCTGATGGGCTTCCATCTTCTGCATCATCATCATCATCATCAAAAAAGTGCACTTTTTGCTCAAGACACAAATCATTCCAACGCATCTCTTGTATGTTCTTTTCACCGGTTTCACCATCCACAAATCCCACCCACACACCAGCAAGTCCTCCTTCTTCTTGCCATACATTTTTAACCCAGCATTGCGGGTATTTTTCCAACAATCCGTTCAACCATTTGAAGTCGGGCAACCATTTGGTGCGCATGTCAACATAAATCCCATGTTTGCCGCGTTTCACAATTCGCACATGGTCGCTGTGCGTAGCTTCGTCATATTCGTCATTCGGCCTGTATTCAATTTCATTTGCAATGAGTTCATTCAATGTATCCGCCGAACTTTCACACGTGATTGTAAGCTGGTTCCAACAGTCGTTGCCCATATAATAATTGATGCGTGTTTATAAATATCATGCATCATTTAAATTGTTTCAAAATAATAAATGCATCTGGTTCTGGCTTAAAAAAAGGCACCAACAAAATTATTTTAGATGAAATGAATATAAACAAAACGTGCAAAAATACAAATAGGGTCAAAATGACAGACGCAGTGCAGATAACACCAGTGTACCAGATTTCTGATTTTGAGGCCATAAAATGGAACGGTTTTGAATGTCATTTGCCACAGCAAGTAATAGATTTGGTTTCAAGCATTGCTGACCAAGTGGGTGCTCCTTCATATGTGAAGACGCCTGTTTTTCCAAAGCGCGAAAAGCAAGATGACCCGGTGGCTGTTGTGCGCAAGAAGCCTCGCAACAATTCAAGTGAAATCACGGAAGAGGATTGGGAATCCATTCGCGCATTTCAAGCAACAGAGTTGAAAAAGCGCGAGGGCATTGATGCGCATTTGGATGGAATCCGTTCTGATTTGAACAAGATAACGGACAAGACATATGATGAAGTGTTTGCAGCCTTGTGTGTCCGCATCAACGAACTGAAAGACGAGCCGGATGCATCGCTTTTGATGACGGTGGGTGAGGCCATTTTCAACACGGCTAGTTCGAATCACTTTTTTTCGGCAGTGTATGCTCGTTTGTTTCACCAGTTGTTGCAAACATATAGCGACGTGTTTGAAACCGTGTTTCATTCGAATTTCAATCAGTTCATGGGGCTTTTCAAGACCATCGAACACGCAGATGCAAAGAAGGACTATACACGGTTTTGTGAAGTGAATAAAACAAATGACAAACGGCGTGCTATGAGCATGTTCATTATTAATTTGATGAAGGTGGGGGTAATTGCACCCATGCAAATACTAGACATAGTGCAACAGCTGCAGTCGCTCATTCAAGAGCACATGCGTCAAACGGATCACTCAAATGAGGTGGAAGAGTTGACTGAAAACTTGTTCATTATTTTGAAGGGGGCGCATCAACATTTGAGCGAGGCGCACAAGGAAGAGTGGGATGCGGTCATTTTGGAAGTTGAATTCAACAGCCATTTGAAGCCAAAAAATGCAAAGTATCCCAGCATCACGAACAAAACGATTTTCAAGCACATGGATATTTTGGACGAAATCAATAAAAAGAATTAGGACTCTGTGTCGCCAGGTGTATCATGTGAAAAAGGAAACGATTCAATATAAATGTGTAAAAAACATAAAAACAATTTAAGCATTGTCTTTATGTTGTTGCATCTATGGTTAAGAATTATCTGAATGAATTTCAAGGAAATCTCTCGACTTCATCTGCACAAAACGGCAACAAACAGGATGAATCACAATCCGCTGTGGTTGAGTTGTGCATCGATGTGGAAACCAGTCCCATCGCACATGCACCATCATTGGAGTCGTCCATGTCAACCTATGACAGCATGTTGCAAACCCTGAATGACGAATTGAATGATGGAGCAAATGTTGACCTCGATTTAATGGACTTTGAGGACGTCGATTTTTTCAATATGGATTGTGCCACTGCAATGACGGTTGACTACGAAATGAATTACACCATGAAACAACTCAAGCACATCGCTGGATACTATGGAATGAAACACAAAAGCAAAAAGTCGGACATAATACAAGACATCATTGCATATGAGACCGACTCCACAAACCATGACATTGTGAGCAGACGAAAAAGGTTGTTTCATTATATGAACGCGTTGAAAAATGACGAATATTTGAAAACATTTGTGATAATGTGACAGTGTCAATTTGCAATGTGTTTAAAAGAAAATATAAAAGTAGTTGAATAAACTAATTGTATTTGAGTGGTTGCAGCAATAATTCAAATGTCTGCAAAAGAAGATCACGCACGAAATTTGGAATTAAACAGAATTTCAAAAAACTATAATGAGGTCTCTAAAAAAAACACATTATTAGAGGCCGAATGTGTCAAGATGAGAGCATCGATGAAAGAAATGGCTGAAAAACATTCAACATACATGAAACAGTGCAATGAAAAAATGGAAGAAATGAAACGCCACTTTGAACTTGAAAAAGAACGATTAAATGAAGAAACAAAAAAAGAATCAAGTTTGCAGCGTGCGCATCATTTCGAGTCAATAAACGATATTAAGAAACAACTCGAGTCAATTTACAATGAAAAATACAATCAAAACAAAATGGAACACATGAATTTGATGCAACAGCTTAACAAAGAACGCGATGAGTTAAAAAAAGAAATGGAAAAACACACGCTGCAAATGGCTAATGAACGAGATAACGTGATTTCTGAATCAGAAAAAACAAGAAAACAGATGAAAAAAGAACTTGATGAGTTTCATGCTCGCATTAAACAAGACGAGCAAGAATGTGCAATTCGAATCGTGTTTGAAATGGATGAAGAACGCGAAAAAATAAAATTGCAGCTGACAGAAGAACGCGAAAAAATAAAATTACAGATCACACAAGAACACGAAAGCATAAAGCGCCAAGTCGAAGATGAAATTGCAGGAATGAAACAACAAGCCAAAATTGAAATCGATAAAAAAATGCAACAAATTGAAAATGACCAAAAACAGTTGCAAGAAATGAAAAGGATACAAGATGAAGAGAGTGCAAAGTTGCAGCATGAAATTACACAACTGAAACAAAGAGAAGAAGAGCAAAACAAAAGGTTTTGCAACGAGATGATAATGATTAATGAAGAACGAACCCAAATGAAGCACCAATTGGATGAAGAACGCAACCAAAACAGAATAGATGAACACCAACGAAATGTTCAGTTTTTGACACAAATGAAAGACGAACGCGAAAAAATGAAATCCCAAATGGAAAAAGAAAGACAACAAAATCAAACTAATCTCTCAAACGAGCGCCAAGAATTGGAAAACAAATTCAATGCACGCGTTGCTGCCCACAATACTCTCGTTCAACGAGTGAAAGAACAAATGGATGCGTTGACGATTGAACATTCAAAAGTAAAAGAGTTGCAACATGAACTGAAATTGGAAAAGGAAAGAGTGGCAGAACAAGAAAAGAAGGCAGCCGAAGAGTTCCGCATTTCATGCGAGGAGGCATTGGCCGAAAAAAAACGAGAGAACGAATCCTTATTCAAGTCAACGATGAACAAATATCAAGCCGCACATGATGACGCAATTAAAAAATTAAATGATAAATTAAATCATGAAATTGACAAAGTGAAAGGAAATGACGCGGTTCGGGAAAATGAACACGCACAACTTCTACAAAAAATAAAAATGGATCTGGTTGAAAAAATAAAAAACAACACTGATTCTTTTTCAAAAGCAAAATTGGATGTAGAGACGAAATACAACACAATGATGGATGAAATCAACAAAGAACGCCAACAAATTAAAGAGAAAGAATTGGAACTCAATGCGGTGCGAAAACAGTTGGAGAATGACCGCGACATGTTATTCAAACAAGCACAAGTTGATGCCGCCGAACAACGCAAGTCCAATTCAAAAGTTTTAGATGAAGCAAAGTTGGAACAGGAAACCCGTTTCAATGAGATGGTTAACAAACAAAAAAGTGAATTCAATGCACAACTGCAAAAGCTGAATGATGAACAAAAACGGCTAAAGCAACATGAGAACGATTTGAATGCATTATTTTCCAAAAGAGTGGAAGATTTCACCATTGAAATAGAACAACGAAGAAACAAATTGTTTGAACAGATGCAAAAAAACAGTGAAAATCAGCAAAAAGCAAATGAAGAAGAATTTATGAAAAAAACGCAAGAACAAGAAACCAAATTCAATGCTGCAATGGAGGCATTGAGAAAAAAAAAACAAGAACAAGAAACCCAATTCAATGCCGCAATGGAAGAATTTAACAAAAAAAAACAAGAACAAGAAACCCAATACAATACCGCAATGAGCAAAAAAAAGCAAGAACAAGAAACCCAATTCAATGCTGTAATGGAGGCACTGAACAAAAAAAAACAAGAACAAGAAACCCAATTCAATGCCGCAATGGATGAATGCAATCAAACTGTTGAAAACACAAAGATGACCGCACAACAAAAGATTGAAATGTTGCAGAGAGAAACTGAAATTCAACGCAAGAAATGCGAAGAACAGTATAATAAGAAAAAACAAGAACTAGATGAACGATTCAATGCTGCAATGAAAGATATGAATGACAAAATAACTCAATCCAATCAAACTGTTGAAAACACAAAAAAGAACACACAACAAAAGATTGAAATGTTGCAGAAAGAATTTGAAGTTCAACGCAATAAAATTGAAGAAAAATTCAATGAAAAGAAAACACAATTGGAACAACACCACACTATGGAAAACAAAAAACGACAACTTATGTTTGATGAAACAATCAAGCAACTGAATGAGGAAAAAATACAAGTGAATCTAAAACTGAAATCATTGACCGAATCATTGACTAAATCATTGAGCCAAGAATACGAGAGTTATAAAGAGAAAATCTTAAATGAATACAAAGAACGACAACTTGCATTGGATGAAAAAACCCAGCAACTGGACGAGGAAAAAATACAAGTGAATCTAAAACTGAAATCATTAACTGAATCATTGACCCAAGAATACGAGAGTTATAAAGAGAAAATCTTTAATGATTATTTGATTGAAAAACTAAATAGTGAAAGTTTAGTCCAAAAAACACTCGAATTGTGTGATGAGAAACGCAAGTTGGCTGAATCACAAACAGAGAAAATGCAGCAACTGCAATATGAACTCGCAAAAGAAAAAACGATTTTGAAGGAAGAACGCATCCTCATGGAAAAAGAAAACGCACGTCTCGAAGCGGATAAAAAGATGTTGGCTGAAAAACAAAATGAATTTATTGAGGCTGAAAAATCTTTCAATGCTTTAACAAGATCATTAATGAATGATGTGGAACACTTGAAACATGAACGTCAAACGCTTTGCACAAAAATAACCCAGGACACTGATTCATTGAAACAACGTTCAAACACAGAAAAACCGATTTCGGAACACCTGCATGAGGCATTCCTGAAAAACTCCGCGCATTTGGAACTGATACGCAGCCTGAATTTCAAAGACAAGCGAGTTATGATTTATTCCCATTATTCCGAATCGGAAGAACTCGAGAGTTATAATTGGTTGACAGTAGAGTCTCTTGAACATTACTTTGACTACGTGTTTATTTTAACCAACTGTCAAAATGAGTGGAACACGAGTTCACTCAACCACAACAAGATTTATTTATTAAACTACAACATGAAAAGTGATTTTCGAAACTATGGGGTATTCATCATGCAAACCAGACACAATTTGGTGAATGCAGCATGTGTCGCTTTGGTGAACGACTCATTTGTCATAGTTGATGTCAACTCATTTGGTCAGTGCATGAAAAGTGTATTTGAGACCAAGCTGGCTTCATATGATTTCATTGGCCTGACAAGCAGTTATGAAAACACATTTCATGTGCAATCTTATTTCTTGTGTTTTAACTCATCCATTTTGCAGTGTGTCATGGATTACTTTAAAACAACTGGTTTACCAAATAACCATGGTGGAGCCATTTCATTGTATGAATTGGGCATGTCGACTCATTTAACAAAAAAGGGGTTTTCACAGTTTGTATTTGTGTCAAACAATGAAATGAAAAAACCATTCAATACCACTTGTTGCAAATGGGAGGAAGTGTTGAATAAAACCGGGATCGTTAAACGCCAACATTTTTTGAAAAAATATGTAATAATGGCTATGAAAGACATTGACATTTCAGAACTCGCAGAAAAATACGCTTACAATCTGCATTTCATAGATTTTTTGAAATATCACAACGTTAAACTCATTCAGACAAAATAAAACTCATTCAGACAAAATAATCCAAATAATTATGTTATCATGATATTCCGTTAAATTTCTTAAATTATTTGTCCAAGTTATATATACATCAAATTCATCTGCCGGATGATTCGTCAATTTCATGACATCAAACACGTGTTATACATCAATCTCGATTCGCGAATAGACCGTCGCACACATTTTGAAACAGAATTCAACAAAATGGGACTGCTCACGCAGAGATTTCCAGCGATTGCAAACGCAAATGGTGCTATAGGATGCAGCATGAGCCACATTGCATGTTTGGAACTAGCCATCAAAAACAACTGGGAACATGTTCTTATTTGCGAAGATGATGCAACCATTATCAATCCGGGGCAATTGGTGTATCAATTCAACCAGTTTTTGAAAAGAAATGGAGACAACTGGGATGTTCTCTTGTTGGCTGGCAATAATTATCAACCATTTCGTCAAGTTTCATCAGAATGCGTTCGAGTGGGCAACTGTCAAACTGCGACATGTTATTTGTTGCGTCGTCCTTATTTTGAAACACTGTTGAATAATTTTAAGAAAGGATTGAATGGGTTAATTGAAACGAACATTCAAGAGACTTATGCTATTGACCAATATTGGAAAGAACTGCAACGCATTCATCGTTGGTATTTGATTATTCCTGTCTCAGTAATTCAACGTTCAGATTACAGCGACATTTGCAAACGACATGTGAATTATACGAAAGAAATGACGACCGTGAATAAAAAATGGTATGGAAAATAAATCTATATGTTTTATCATGCTTTATCATCATGTTTTTTTATGATTTTACCGCTCCATCATTTGAAAGCGCGTCTGCACGTTTATTGTTCTCTCGATAAACGTGCTTGAATTCTATTTTTGAAAATGCAGATGCAAGCGTTTTGGCGCCTTCATGCAGTGGAATCAGTTTCACAGAACTAACTTTATATTTTCCTTGCATTTGACGAATGACCAGCAGACTATCGCCACACACGTGCAAATCTGTTATTCCGCGTTTTGCAGCTTCATTCAGTCCTAATATCAGACCTGTGTATTCTGCCTCGTTGTTCGTTGCAGCATGTCCCACAAATGCGGCTTCTGCAAATACTTCAGCACCGGTCTCATCATAAAGCACTGCGCCTGCCCCAGCACGTCCAGGGTTTCCTTTGCTGCATCCGTCAAAGAATAAAGTGTGCATTTTTGAACATTGTAATTATGGGTGCATTAAACGTTCGTAATCAATTTTTATAATTATTTTATCCATTCATCATTTAAAATAATGGCAATAAATTATAATACTGCAACACTCATGACAACCTCACCAACAAGTATTAATGACATACGCCATGTACTTTACATCAACCTGGAATCGCGAAATGACCGAAAACAACATGTGGAGGCGCAACTCAAGTCACTCAAACATGGAATGCAGAATCTCAACATTGAGAGATTTAATGCAATTAAAAACGAAAATGGCGCGATTGGATGTAGCATGAGTCATTTGCGCTGTGTCAAACTCGCAAAAGAGCGCAACTGGGACCATGTTCTCATTTGTGAAGATGACATTCTTTTTACAAATGTCCCATTATTTTTGAAACAACTGAATAAATTTCTTGCCACAATTGTGAACTGGGATGTTGTCTTGTTGGCTGGAAACAACATTCCACCATTTAGAGTCATGAATGATGCGTGCATTCAGATTGGCAACTGCCAAACAACAACTGCCTACATTGTGAAAAATCATTATTATGATAGACTCATAGACAATTATCGCGAAGGCATAAACATGCTGATGCGCAACCCCACGCAGAAAATAAACTATGCAATTGACCGATACTGGTTTCCGTTGCAGAGACAGGACAAATGGTTCCTCATAACACCACTCAGCGTGATTCAGCGAGAAGATTATAGCGACATAGAACAACGCATCACGAATTACAATCATTTAATGCTTGACCTTGACAAAGAACAATTCATTCGCAAAATGATGGAGCGCAATAAAAATAAAAACATTCAAACCAGTCAAACAATGAAACAAAATGAAATCATTCAAACCACGCAAACCAGTCAAAAAATTCAAAAATACTCACCCATGCATTCCATTAATCATATTCCATCCATTCACATGAACATAAAAAGTGATAAATGAACATTGAAAATAGTCATTCCGGTGTTCCTGTTTCAAATGCATTAAGTATACGAGGGGTGGTTGAATTATATGTGTAATGAGTTGCATGACCAAATTCATATTTTGACTTTGCAAATTCAAGGGATTGAGATTCCATCTGATTCACGTTTTCCTCATTGTTATCGGTTTTATCCTTGGAATTGTTTCCATTGGAGTTGCCCTTGGCGTTGTTGTTTCGAGCACTGCAACAACAGTTGTAGAGAGAAAATGGTTCCATTTCTTGTAGTTCCATTTTTGATGATGCATCATTGACCGGACTTTCTTTTGGTGCAAGAGTGGGTGATGCATTGGCACTTGCAGGTCCCAGCACTGGGCTTGTTTCCGGACTTGCTATTTTTTTGTAAATCACAAACATTTGAATTTTAATTTTGAATATGAATTTAAACGGTTGACAATGTAGTATGTATGGATTATTTTTTTGCATGACTTCATTGCACCCGGTTAATATCACATTTTCAACTTGCTGGTATCAATTCAAGGCCAAGTTTGATTTCAAAACTTATGCGCAGTGGATTCACAACATGCTCTCAAATGTCAACTCATACAACCTGGTCATCTACACGGATGAAGCCGGACAAGCTGCCTTGAAGTTTAACGAATTTGCTGCTACTAATCCGCGCATTCGCGTCATCATAAAACCGTTTGAATCATTTCGCAATTACGCGCTTAAAGACATGTGGATTGCAAACCATGCGAAAAATGCACTTTTAAACAAGTGGGTCGATTGGCGCGTGAATGCCCTGTGGTCTGAAAAAGTGCACTTTGTAAATGAGACGGTTTCACAAAAGTATTTTGACACGGATTTTTACGGCTGGTGCGACATTGGATACTTTCGTGGACGCACTAGTGGCCCGAATCATTACAGAGACCTGCCCATGACGAAGCTGCGCGACTGGCCGAATCCTGAGAAAATTGCGGTTCTTAATCCTGCCAAAATTTATTACGCATGTGTGAACAATGACTGGGGGCAAATTGAGAATTGCATTCGAACCGTGAATCAAAAGCAGCCGTTGGACCCGCGCATCAATTATGTGGCTGGCGGATTTTTCATGCTGCACAAATCCAAGGCGGAATGGTGGGCCGTCACATACGACGCTAAATTGCACAGCCAGTTGTCTCAAGGACGCATCGTGAAAGACGATCAGCAAATCATTGCAGATTGTGTGTTTTCAAAAGACACGCAATCCAATTTTCACATCTGCCGCGAAGAAGGGGGCAAATATGATGTGTGGTTTTTATTTCAACGCACGCTTCTTTAAACGCGTGATTTCCTTGTTCTCTTTGATTTCCTTGACTTCCTTGACTTCCTTGACTTCCTTGACTTCCTTGACTTCCTTGACTTCCTTGACTTCCTTGACTTCCTTGATTTAATTGCTTTCCTTCTTTTTGAACCACCTGATATAACACATCCATCTGGTTTCTTATTTTTTGGTTTTTTAGGTGCAAGTTTTTCAAGTTCAGTTAAAAGTGAGGTTGCCATGTTTATTTCTTCAGTATTGAAAAATGTATCTATCTCTGCAATCACTTTTTCTCCCGGGGTCGAGACTTCATAAAGTTCATTTATCTGGCCATTCTTAATAGTTAATTGAGAAATTATGCCTGATAATATTCTAATTTTTTCACAGATGGGTCTTGCTGTTATTATTTCTACCATGACGTTAGCAATAAATTGAATCATGGTTTCACTGACAATATTTTCTGCAATTTTTGTCCCATCTTTTTGTGCCTTTATTTCTTCCTTGAATTGAATCTTATATTTTGGTATGACTTCTGTTGTGATTTTTCCGATTTGTTCTGTTTGCCATTCATTCATTAATTCTCCTGCTTTTTCCTCTACTTTTGCTGCCGCTAATATTTCTGCTACGTCTTCCAACTCAAAATCATCAACCTTTGACATTTATACAAGAATAATAGTGTTATTGTATCAATATATTATTATTTTGGAACGCACAATTGATTCATTTGCGACGGGTTGTGGATTTTCGTTTTTTGTTAGTGCAACCGCGTTTTTTTCCGCCACGCTTGCGACCAGTGATATTGCGTTTGGAACCACCAAGTTTATAATCGTCTGATTCGAATGGTCCCCACCATGTGGCAGGTTCAATCCCTGGTGTTCGTTCGTTTGGCTGCCTTGGTCTTGGCCTAAATGTTGAAGTAAATGATTGAAATGATTGTGTCATCCTGTCAACAAAACTTGGTCGGCGAATGTCAGCCGACGTTTGTAAACGATTTCTGAGGTCTTTCCACATTAGTATGAAAATGTCCATTGCTGTTATTTTTTTAATTCTCTCGTCCATGTCTTCTTCACCATTTTTCCACGTCGTTTTTTTTTTGCGTTTGTAAATTTTAATCAACCGATTCAATGTTTCTATCTTTTTGTCGGTTGTTGGTAGAAACGCAATCCACGTTGTTGCTTCTGCAATTGCATGAGCAGCAAGTAGAATCATGTCTTCTTGTATTTGTGTATGGAGCAAACGATCATTGAATAGACCGAACTTGGGTTTTGATTCAACTTCGTCAACTCTTGCAAGAACGTATGCGTTTGGATCTGATATGATTTCATCCCTCCACGCGCCAATTATTGCATCATCCGCTGATTGCATGGTGTGTGTTATTGTATCAATATATTATTTTTGGAACGCAATCAGATTCAATGATTCAACGACGTGATTTGCACCGGGTTGTGGATTTTCGTTTTTTTGTTAGTGCGACCGCGTTTTTTGCCAGTGCGTTTGCGTTTTCCACCAATGAATATTCCTTTTGATGCAGCGATGCGTTTTTCGCGTTCTTCAGATTCCTTCTGTGTTTCTTGTGATTCTTGGGGTTTTGTAGAAATATCACCCAGTTCGGTTTGTTTGAATTCAAGAATCACCTGTTGGTGGCCTTCAATAACCTTTTTAACTTCGTTTAAAAAATACAGTATGCCTTGAAGTGCATCGCGCCATTGCGGTTGTGTAGATAAAAGAGTTGATATTTGTTCTAAATTAGCATTCAACGTTTCCATGGCGTCATTTACCATGGGCTCATACCTTATTGCATTTTCCGGATTAATTTGTCCAATGTATCTCAATTGGATGCGATACATCTCAATGTACTTCAAAATTGCATTTATTGCATTTTTTTTTGCATCTATTGCAATTTGTTTTGAACTCACTGTAGCTTGCTTTGTTTGACCAAAACCAAACATTGAAAGTAATCCGGGCTCATTTGCCGCCTTTTTTAATTCTTCTTCTTCATGCTTTAACGTTTCAAGCTCATCACGAAAACTCATAACTATTTCGGTTATAACAAAATTTATATCACTTTTGGATACGGGGATTGTCTTTCCATTCTTTTTAATAGACAGTTTGTTTAAGTCATCGCCAAAGTTAATTATTTTTTGTTTGCATGGCTCCCCCATTGATGATGGCATGATAGTATATTTTTGCACTTTTCTTTTTTCTTCTGTTGCATCCAGTTCAAAAAAAAATGGTTTACTATAATTAGAAATCTCTTCATCGAGTTGTTTACGGTAGTGTTCTAACATTGCGCGTGCATCACAACCCACACATTTCTGTATACTGGTGCTCAAATGCTTAATATATTCTAAGCATTTTTGAAATGTTTTTCTTTTTAAATTTTCGTAATGCGGATTGTCGACACCTGGTGTTTGTTTAACAGACCCATAAATTTCGGCAAAATGTGGAAGCCAATGATTTAAAACTCGAATCATGGCTTCGTCATTGCTATAAAAATAATCTTCAACGTTTGATTTATCTTTATCAGGTTGTGGTTGTGGTTGTGATGTTGTCCACTTTCCTGGAACAATCTTTTTTTCATCGATGAACCACACATTCCCGTTTTTGTCTAAAACATTATTCTTAAAATGTTCAAACTGTTCTGGATTGATATCAAATTGAACAGCTGGGACACGAGCAGGATAACCAAGTCCGTTTGCAAGGGTACGACTATCCTTATTAAAGTTAAATTGAATGCGTTCCTGATTATTTGCAACAGTAAATTCTACTATGGTGTCGTTTGCAGAAACATAAAAACCAGACATTAATGTATTCATTCTATAATATCTTATATATGTATGTTATTATTATTTGTTTTTGAAATCATGTCATCGCATAAACTTTCCAGCTCAGGCAGTGGCGAGTGCATTCCCGCCGCGTTCGGGTTATACACATGCTCCATTGCGAACTCGCTTGCTTCGTCTGGAGTAGGAACGCGAAAATCAAATTGGTACACTTTGAGCCAGTGTGAAAAATAGATGTCTTCAGGAGTGTTGTTGCCACTCTTATATGGGTGCCTGCGCGCAATCGCCATCATGGCGCGCACATTTCGGAGAGAAAGCCCCCCATTTCCCACCACGAGTTGCACATTGCGCTTATTTGGAGGCATCATGGCGCACATGCCGCCGTTCGCCCAGGGCGCACCCACATAATCGTATTTCAAAAACGAATCAACCGCATCGCCACCCTTGAGCAACAACGTGTCGGTCTGAAACATGAGGACGTGCTCGCAATTAAAACACTTCAACAACGTCTCCCAAAACAGTGGATTGGCAACCATTTCACTGTATTCGCCATTCGTCAAATTTTTCTTAATCATTCGCACGTAATGAACACGGTCATCCGGAAACACGTCTTTTAAACCATCCTTAACAAATCTCTCGTTGTCCGGTCCGTGATAAATGATAATGCCCCATCCACTGTGTTGCAGCAAATACATGAAGTTTTTGACAACCGGAATCAAAAATTTGTGCTGGCGTGGCTCAATGATAACGCAGAATTTGCGCGTCATGTTTTTTTTCGGCATGTCCTTGAATGCATCCGGGCCTAATGTTTCAAATCGTTGCAAATATTCAACCCATTTCTTGGTAATCATTTTATTAGAATTTATAATTTAGTATTAATAGTTGCATTGTTTTTAATTATGAATTTCAAATTGATAATTAAATTGGATTCTGGATTCTGGATTCTGGATTCTGGATTATGCACATGACACCTCTTCAAAAGTCAGGCCCGCCAGTAAATGCAGGAACTTCTTTCACGGTGGAACTACTTACTGCGTGTTCTTCAAATTGTGAAATGATGTAAAATCCGAGCAGTGAAGAAACGTAAACCAAGAGTCCATCGCGCAGCAAGAACTTGAGTGGTTTGGGTTCGTCTTCCTCGCTCGACTTGTTGAATCGCATTTCGATGAATTTGGCCACCAAAAACACAAAGGTTATGATGCCGCTCACAACATAGTTATTGCTATTCATTCCTTGTTTTGCTAAAGTATATAATAACCAAAACGAAACAATTGGCTCTTTTTACGAATTTGTCATTTTTTGGATCTTTTTGGTTTAACCTCTTCAAACTCACGTTTTATTATTATCAATGCCCGTTCTGCACTATCATTCTTTGACTCAAGTGCGAATCCAACCCACCGGCACGCTTCTTCAAAATGTCTTTGTGCTTCTTCCTGGCGATTCGCATCCTTCTTCAATGCAATCGCTTCGTCTCCATGAGTATATCCGACATACAGCATGGCCTTGTCATTTCCTTGCTCCGCTGCAAGTTCGCGCAACCGAAGCGCTTCCCTCATATCATCTTCCTTTGTGCCGCCCATTGTCATTTTACCACTGCTATAAAGTTCGGCCAATCCAATTTGCGCTTCATCGTAGTTTTGAGCTGCCGCAAGAGAAAACCAATGACACGCCCCATAATTATGAATCCCATTATTGTGCTGGTTTCTTTGAATGAGTCCACAAACAAACTGCCCATATTTGCTCCCAGATTGTGCGCTGGACACTGCCAAAAGATTAGCTTGATGCAAGTCATTGTATTTGAAGTAGCAGTATGCCAAAACACCCATGCAGTCGGGGTCGCTGTCAAATTCAGAAACCAAATCTACTGCCATTGGCATGTGTTCCATTATGGGAGGTTTTACACCCACTTTGTCTCTGCTTAAATACATTTCTGCAAGCGCTGCACGTGCCTGCAAGTTGCCCAACTCCATCGCTTCTATCAGATGTTTTTCGGCTTGTTGGTTTATTCTTGCGCATTCCTCAATATTATGATTGTGGAATGAGTGAGCCCGCATTCGTTGAGCACGTTTGAATAACGCAATGCTAAGGCCAGCTGCAGCTGCACTACTCACGGGCAAACTTGACATGGCGCTTTCTGCCCGTTCTTTCAAACTTCTTGGTGCAGTTTTGAGCGGTCCCAAAAATTGTTCACTAACGTGCTTATGAGAACCCGAACCAGGCACAGTCATCAATAACTCTTTCAATGCTGGGTCCACTGGTGATGATTTCAATACCGTTAATGTTTTCGTTTTGAAAAGGTTTTGTTTGGCTTTGGATGATGGAAACATTCCACCCTTTCTTTTCTTGCTAAATGCCTTTTTCTTTTTTATGCGCCGAGTATGCGTTTTTTTGAACATTTTGTAGGTTTAATATATATTCATGTCATTTTATATCACAATCTACATCAGCCTTGCAAAAACGCATTCAGTTTGTTTCCAATGTTGACGGAATTTTGTGCATGCAGGCCATTCAACATGTTGATGTTTTGTTCTGTAAAAATTTGACTGTAATAAGTGTCATAATTGTCCAGAACTTCTTTCGCTTTTTGCACGATGTTGTCATAGGTTGACCAAATTATCATTGGACCAAATGGGATCAACTCGGTCAAAGGACTTACCTCTGAAACAACCAGCACTTTTTGTTGCAGTGCGGGCAGCACGCGAACTTCCTCAAACGTGTTTGCATAATCCGAGTTGTGAATGTTTATCAAAATTTTTGTATTTCCAAGCAGCGTTTTCAATTCTTCTTCAAAACAATTCGTTTCATTTCTATGGTTCACAAGCAAAGCATTAATTTCTTGCAACTTTTGCTCTCTCCTTGCTGAAATGGATATGTCCGCAAACAATGTTAGTGTGTCAATGGTTTTCGTGAGTTGCGCAGCGTTAACATTTTTGTAAACACAAGCCGACACATACTGCAACTTCGGCAAAAAATCAGGATACAACCCGGAAATTTCAATGTTTTTGATGTTTGGTTTGCTGTAATCAAAAATAATATCATTGTCTTTGAAGTCATTGAACATCTCCATGTTCACGGTGTACTGTTTGTCATTGAATGCAACCTTGGTTTCGGGTTCTTTTACCAAAGTAATTGCAGTGTCATCAATGATTGTTTGTTCGAGATTCAAGTAAATGTATACAGTCTTGTTGTTGTTGTCAAAAGAAATTGTTTTTTTAGGGGAAATCACGACAACCACATTCAATTCTAATGATGGATTGCGCTCCAAATATTCACGCAAAAGTCCAACTGTGTACATGGTATAATCTTTTATAGGCATCCACTCCAGCTCATAGTATATGCATGAATTATTGACTTTCAAATAAATGCCATTTGTGGTCTCATTTCTTGCCACTTCTGGTTCACTTGGCGCAATGAATTCAGTGCCATTCCAAATTGTTCCTGGAAAAATGCGTATGGGTCTTTCAATGAATGCATGATTGGGTGATTGCAAAATTTTCAAAAAGGTTTTCCAATCAGGAAACACAACTGGAACCACCTCACCATTCACTGCTTGCATTTTGAGACTTGTTATGTTTCCAACCACGACGTTGTCAACAACACAAACAAAATTTTTTTCTCCGGTTTCTTCTAAATTGTTTGTATTCTGCAAATAAGAAATCAATGTGGGCGTTGACATTATTGTGTGTATTTGTATTAGTATTAATTAAATGTGTTATTATTTTTAATTAATATGTTATTATTTTTAATTAATATGTCTTCATTATCTTTGTTGTCTTTATTTGGATTTCAATAATAAGTCAATGTTCTTGTTTGTCCAAATGCAGTAACAACGATATTTATAACTTGACCAGCAGCCCAAGTTCCTATTGTGCCAGCACCTCTCACTCTGACTCTGCCATTACCATTGTTGCCATAGTTGACATCATTAACATCCCAACTTAAACTCCTTGTAATAGAAGCATTGTTGTTGTTCCATGGAGATTGTGAACCGGATAGTGATTGACCGAATGTGCCAGTTGTTGAGCCACTGAAGTCAACAAAAAAGCTTCTACCGGTTGATGTTATGTTAATTGATGATGCAAGAGTTGCCGTTCGGGCACTCACACTCAATCTATTCACATACCAATCATTTGATGAAATGTAAGTGACCGATGTTTGTGAAAAAGTATTTCCCGTGACATTGAATGTTCCAGTTTGATAGAGTTGCACTCCATTTCCAGCTGTCAATGGATCTGGATTGTATGTATAATAAGTTTGAGGTGCTGGTGCTGTGTTGGTTATTGTACTACTAGCAACACCATATCCATCATTGTTATAAGTTATAACATACACTTTGATTACATCTGATGGACCAATTATGTAAAATACAGGATATGGGTCAAAAATCCCAGTTGCTAAAACATCTGAAACTAAACCAGTGGTCTGTTGACCAGTTGTTTGTGTGTAAAAATTATTATATGCACTATTGACACTGTCATAATATCCCCCAAAAAATTCCACGCTTGCATTTTGCACATAAATCCGTGTAATGCTGTAATTAACGCAGCTGGTTGGTGTCAGCGTAACAGTAAATGGTCTTCTATTTGGATTACTAGTAGACGGAGCAGCAAAATTTATGGATTGAACGGTTGGTGCGGCAAAGGTTGGAACAACGCCTGTTGGATTTGAAGAATAGGAACCAATTGCAAGACTATTATATGCTCTAACTCTTGCAATATATGAGTTGCCATTGTATATGACACCATTCCCTGACCATGTGTATGTTAAACTTGTTGTGGTTGATTCGGCAGACCACGTGCTTCCTCCATTTGTCGAATATGACACATAGTATCCAGATATCTCTCCTCCGGTAACAGTTGGTGCACTCCAATTTGCTGTAAATGATTTATCGCCGGCCGAAGAAGCACCAATTATAGGAGGACCTGGTGCACTTGATGGCACTATTGTCCAATTTACAGAATCTAATGTTCCCACTACATAATTTTGACTAGATGTTGATAAATAAGCATAATATGAACCAACATTTGTTCTATCAGTGTCTGACACTGACCAACTAGTATCTTGAGGAAAAACTCCAGTAACAGAATAATTGCTGAATGTTATATTTCCACCAGTATATGTAAATGATAACGGACCACCATTTGAAATGATATTTATTTCACTAGGGTCAATTGAAAAATAACTAAAGTTTACAGTTAAAATATAACCATTTGGTGGAGTATAGCTAAAATAATTAGAATCATAAAGTCCTACATCTGTAACTGTTGTTGTTTGAACTGTAATCCATGAATCGGTTGGAGAAATTAATACAATATTTGCTTGTTGTCCTTGTCCATTGTATATTTTATTACCAGTTATCTGAATGGTAAGCCCAGCATTTGCTCTATTTCCATATTGTGAAATGTCCACTCCATTCACTTTATATCCCAAGTTGCTTGCAGTTGGAGCATTATTTGGGTCATTGTCTCTTCTAGCAAATGCTTGAACTCCGTTTATTTTAAATCCAGACAACTGCGATACATCTGCACCAGCAAAATATGGTTGCAAGTAGTTGTATAAGTCACCACCACCAATTCTAAATCCGGAACTCATTTGTATAATAATTCATTATATCATTATTATGCAAATTTATTTATTTGGTTTGCATTCATTGTTTCAAAATTTTTATTTCATTTTCTAAAGATTCCACTTTTTCAAGCAGGTGTTGCACAGTTTTGATGAGCGGAGCAATTAGCTCAGTATAACAAACCGTTTGCGTATCGTTTTCTTTTGAATGCAATGCGAGATTTTCACCTCCGATTATGCTTTCAATGTCTTGAGCAATAACACCAAAGTGTGTTTTTTCTTTTTCATCGTTTTTATAAATGTATCTTACTGGTTTGATGTTTTTTATTAACTCGGTGCAATAGTCGGATTCCATTGGAAGCACGTCTTTTTTCAGTTTAATGTCAGATGGATTATTGAAAATTTGAGAGTTCACTTCATACCAGGGATTAGAACTATTACCTAAATAAGTGGATACACCTAATACAGGATTATTTCCTGGCAAGATGTTGTTGGCATATAAATACATGACACCTTCACCAATTTGAGATCCAGGTTTTTTATTGGCAAATAAATACATGTTTGAATTGATGGTTGCCATTGTGCAAGGATCGTTTGTTGTGTTTGTCACAACTGTGAAATTCGCTTGATTAATATTGTTGATGTCATCATATCCAACTTTTAAATATCCTGCTCTACCATTATTATAACCAGTGTAAGTATTTATATAAGTGTCATCAATTCTCAGTTCTGCAACATCGTAATACCCAGAAGTAGAATTGTCACCTTCAAGTCCGAATTTAACATTATAGTCTCCTCCTTGAGAGTTAGCAAGTTGAGCGTATGTTGTGCTTGGACTTATCAGCTGATTCCAGTAAACATCACCGCCACCACCTCCTCCTCCCGTGTTATCTATTTGCCAGTTTCCATTTCCTTGATTTGACACACTAATCCCAGAACCAGCTATAAGATTGATATCTATGTATGTGGTTGGTCCGCTGGTGTTTTGAATGTACAATGTGTTGTTTTGAGATTGAATTGATGATATTCCACCGCCTCCTCCTCCTCCTGTGTTATCTATTTGCCAATTTCCATTTCCTTGATTTGACACACTAATCCCAGAACCAGCTATAAGATTGATATCTATGTATGTGGTTGGTCCGCTGGTGTTTTGAATGTACAATGTGTTGTTTTGAGATTGAATTGATGATATTCCACCGCCTCCTCCTCCTCCTGTGTTATCTATTTGCCAATTTCCATTTCCTTGATTTGACACACTAATCCCAGAACCAGCTATAAGATTGATATCTATGTATGTGGTTGGTCCGCTGGTGTTTTGAATGTACAATGTGTTGTTTTGGGATTGAATTGATGATATTCCACCGCTAGAACCACCGTTGCATATTGTTGACCAAGACACAACGGAAGCTGAGGCAATTTGCACACCGGCGCGATTAAGAATCACGTTATTTCCGAAAGCATAGTCATAAAATACAACTGCATTTGGTTGAATGAGTGTGTAATATTGGGAAGATGATAGACCATCAATCACAAAAAAATTTGCAGCACCTCCTGTTGTAATTGGTTTGACATAAACTGCTCCCGCAGCCATCAAATTTATTGCTTGATTTTTCCCATCCACCTCAATCTTAGCACCATCAGTTGGCGTTGTTGTTGAAAAATTAGCAGTTAGTGTTATTTTGTTTGTGCCTTGTGCTCCATCCACTGTGATAGATGTTATGGCGCCATTAGTGTCTTGGTTGTACAAGTCGGTTCTTGATGCACTGGGATTAAAAAAAATCCTTGAATTTCTCAATGCTAGGTTTGTGCTTGTTCCATACCCATCATTCACAATGTACAATGGAAAATTGTGTGAGTAAATGTAATAGCTGTTTGATGTGCTAGCATTATTGTACAATAATAATCCAGTTGGAGAAGTAACTGCTAAACAGTTTGTGGGTTCTCCTGATAAAGTTGAACTATCTCTTATCCAAGGAAATGACATTTTTGATACATAATGCAAACATTTTTATTTGGTCGTTCGAAACAAACATGAATTTTTAAGCCAGGATTTCAATGTCGTCTAGTTCAGGTGCATCAAAATTCAGCTTTCGCATGGGTTCTTCCATTGGGTGCACATCAAACACGTCCAGCTGCACATCTTCTCCGATTTTCAGTCTATCAAGTTCATCATCTCCGTCATCCTCTTCCTCCTGCAATTTTCGCTGCATGTATCTCTCATTGCTGATTTGTTCCAATCGTTCTTCCGTCTTTGGCGCGTGTATCATGTGCTCCGAATTGTTCATGTCAATCGCGCTGTCCATATCATTGAACTTGATTGATGCCGTTGATGCATCCGACAATGATGACAACACTGATGCGGATGATACCGATGACGGTGCAATTGATGGGAACGCGTCCATTGTGGGTTCGCCACCAGCCGCAATGATTGCTGCCTCATTCGTTGCCGTTGCTGATGCCGTTGCTGATGCCGGCGTTGCCGTGGATTGCTCATCCAACACCGGCTCTTGAGAGATGACCTCCTCCTTTATTTTAATTTCGGTGTGATCTTCAATGGTTTCATCCATGTACGTTTTCAAAATGATTTCAAGCGGAATGCTCTCTCTTATACTGTCCAAAATGCACTCCTTGATTATAATTTCCGTTTCTCTCATGTTCTTCTGCGTGGTGAGGGGCGGAATATTGCGCTCAAACAAATACACATTGGTATACAACTTGCGCGCGCAATGCACATACACCTTGTGAATGAACTCATTCAGCTGTGGCACATCAATGTCCACCTTTTTCTGCTTGCTGCCCACGCGCATGCACGTCAAGCTCTTCAACTGAATGATGTGCACGCATGTCACCAGGTCTGCTAAATAGCCGCATCCGCTCCTGTCAATGATGCGCTGCGTCTCTTGTGCAATGATGGTTGCATTCCATTTGGGCACACGCGAGAGAAAATTCTGAAATGTCATCAAATATTTACCCGTCTCGTTGTTTTGTTCGCACAGTTTCCAGGCTTCATCAAAAATGGAGCGAAAGCCTTCCGACATTACTGGTGCTAAAACATTCACTAAGCGCGCACACCATTCATTTCGTGATTCCTGCAAACTCGCCAGTGAATAGTCATCCATTTTCTCGTTTTACACAGTTTTACATAAATGCTATATTTTCTAAACTGGTATCAGAACGTAATAACATGAAATGCAACATAAATAACATCAACAATTTTTCATTTCTAAATTCATGGCGTACCTTTTGAAATGCAATCAATTTCTCATACTTTACATCAGGTGCAATGTTTGATTTTTCCAGCCATTTTAACAAGTCAATGCTGCTATAAGCCCGCTCATGCAACTTTCCGGCAAGTGAAATCAAATCATCATACGTGTATTTCCTTTCAAATGATACTTCGTGTTCCAACCATTCAGCGCGTTGCTGCTTTAATTTCTCAAATGCAAATGTTTTTTTCAATAAATGCACATGCAAATTCACCTGTTCTCCGTTTATAATTGGTTCCGGCACATGTATCTCGCAAAATCGAGACAGAATCGGACGCAGCAACTTGTATTTGTCCTCCACCACAATGAAAAATCGCGTCGAATGGTTGAACAACTCAATGCATCGACGCAGTGCTGATTGCGCATCGGTTGTCAGCTTGTCTGCATTCACCAGCACCACGCTCTTGAATATCTCTCCATCTTTCAAATCCACATTTGTTTTCGCAAAGAACTTCAAGTCCTCACGAATGAACCTGATGCCCTTGTTGTGCGCACAATTCACATGCATCACGTAATCCTTTAGTGCCACTTTGTCGTTTCCATAAATGCTGCGCACAAAATTCCATGCAAGCGTGTTTTTGCCGCATCCCGACACCCCGTGAAATATTATGTTCGGTATTTTCTTATGTTCAATGAAATGCTGCAGCTTCTGCTTGATGTCGCCATGAATGTCCAACAGTTCGACTGATGTGGGCTTTTTCTTGATGACACGCACACGCCGTTTCTTTTCTTGCAAACTTGATTCGCTCATTTGAGAGAAATTCAAGTAAATAAACCGAATTAAATAAATAAATTCATTCAGTGAAATGACTTTAATACTTATTTTATCCATTTGCATTAACAGTTTGTTGACATGTTGTGTCATTTAATTAAAAAAAAATTGAATTTAAAGATTGCATGCCATTTGACAAATAACGCTTTTACAAAAATGTCAGTGTCATGGGCCAGCATCGCCAAACGAAATATCACACCAGCAACAGGTTCAGCAACCGCAACAGGTTCAGCAACAGCAACCGCAACAGGTTCAGCAACAGCAACCGCAACAGGTTCAGCAACAGCAACCGCAACAGGACCAGGAGCACCTAGTGATGATTTTTACAGGGAATGGTTTCACCATGAAACTGCTCGAAAAAAAGAAGAACGAACACTGCTTGAAAAGGAAGAACAGGACCAATGCAGGCCAACTTGGCACAGTCTTCAACGTCCAAATGCACCAACCACGTTTCCTGTTTTCAAAACGAGAGAAGAAATGCATGCCTGGGAAAGAGCAGAATTTCGTGAAAATCAAAAATACTCGGATGAAGTATTTGAAAGGCGCACACAGGAATGGCGCATCAAAAACAACTGGTTGCTTCCACCGATGAAAACCAAGGTTTCCAAAGACGAGATGCGGCGAGGGTTTTATGTGTCCGATGACCCCCGCATCATGAATGTTGTTTACATCACGCCATTTAGCACGGAACCTGATTTGGCATTTGATGCATCTCCACCACAAGAATCCATGATTGAAATGCTGTGGTGTCTCATTCATTCACGCTCTGATGAGTTGGTGGCGTGCAAGACAGTGGCAGAGTTCAAATCGCTATTTGAACGCAACATACACTTGGAACCTCACTTGCGCCATGTTCATCGATACAGTCGCCGCAAAGACACTTACCCTCTCAAAATGCTTTGGCTTCTTTCACAAAAAGCAAACGTGTTTCCAGGCAAAGCGCGTCCAGGAACCGCTCGCTGGACCAAAGACCCTGTTAGAATACAGTCAGTGTTTGACCCTAAAATTTATTCCAAGAGCATGATCTTCTTCAGCTCTCAGAAGTTTCGCGACTCCAACAATGCAATTATTCACGGCCAAAGTGGTGGCCGCGAAGAAACCGGTATTTGTGTGGTTGAACGTTTGAAAGAAAATGGGGATGCAGCCCCCATTCGATGGCTTCTTTCTGCAAAACAACTGCACGAAATGGAACGCGTTGTGTTTTGTCCTGAACCCGTTCCATTTCGGACAATTTATGATGGCTATTCATCAGACGACTACTTTTGATAAAACTCAAAAAAAAAACATAAATGCATGAATACATAAAAACATATTCATTCATTTCATTTATCAATGGAACATTCACATGAATGCGCAATAATTGTCGGACAATTAATTATTTTTTATTTTGGATTAATTGCATTGTATTATGCAACACGCAGTTAAATGACTGAATACACGACCTGCGTGTCCTGCTGCACCATTTCGGCAATGAGCTGCCGAAACGTTGTTTGTGGTCGCCATCCCAACACCCGCTGCGCCTTGGATGCGTCCCCCCAAAGCACGTCCACCTCTGTGGGCCGATAATACTTCGGGTCAATGAAAATCAAGTCTCGACCCGTTGTTTCATCGTATCCCACTTCATCCGCACCAGTTCCGCGCCACCGCAATTGAATATTGGCCATGCTGAATGCCAGCTCAATCATTTCACGAATGCTGTGCGTTTCTCCTGTGGCCAACACGTAGTCATCCGGCGCATCTTGTTGCAGCATGAGCCACATGCCTTCCACGTAGTCCTTCGCATTCCCCAAGTCGCGCTTCGAGTCAATGTTGCCCATGACCAGGCGGTCCGTCTCGCCGCGCAGAATCTTGCCAAGCCCCAGCGTAATTTTGCGCTCTACGAAATTGTGGCCGCGACGCACCCCTCCGTGATTGAACAGGATGCCATTGGATGCGTGCATTCCGTATGCCTCTCGATAATTTTTCACAATCCAATACGCATACAGCTTCCCAACTGCATACGGAGAACGCGGATAAAACGGCGTCGTCTCACGCTGCGGCATCTCCTGCACCCTGCCATACAGCTCACTCGTGGACGCTTGATAAAACCGAGTTATTGAATCCAGGTCATTGTTGCGCACCGCTTCCAACAGCTTCAACGTGCCGAACGCGTCCGTGTCAGCCGTGTATTCTGGCATCTCAAACGAAATTTTCACGTGCGACTGTGCCGCCAGATTGTAAATCTCGAGCCGGTCCATTGAAGTGTGCGTCGTCTTGATGTGATTCAGAATTTTGTATAAACAAGCGCCGTCCGTCATGTCACCATAGTGCAACTTCAGCGAAGGGTGATGAAATAAGTGCTCGACCCGTGAAGTGTTCAATGTGGATGAACGACGAATCAAACCGTGCACCTTGTAGTCCTTCTGCAACAATAGTTCTGTCAGATATGAACCATCTTGTCCTGTGATTCCCGTAATGAAAGCAACACGGCAACTTGAAGTCATTGTGATTTGAGAGAAATTAATTTTATTTCTAATACAAATATGCAATCACTATCATTTAAATACATTGAATTCAAAATATTTAAAGAATTGGACCAAAATATAACAACATATTAAATGCAAACTGTGTTGGTTACGGGAGGTTTCGGTTTGGTAGGGTCGGCAATTCAAAGCGTGTGCGGCGCTGATTTGAAGTATAAATTTACGTTCATGTCTTCAAGTCAATGCGACCTCACCGACTATGATGCAACATTAAAATATTTTCAAAGAGTCATGCCAGATGCGGTCATTCATTTGGCCGCAGCAGTTGGCGGCCTCTTTAAAAACATGCGATGCAAGGTGGAGATGTTTGAAAACAACATGAGGATTAACATGAATGTGTTGCGCGCGTCTCATGCCGTCGGCGTTTCAAAAGTCGTTAGTTGTCTCTCCACGTGCATTTTCCCGGATGAAAAAACAAAGCACGGTCCCATTGATGAAACCATGCTGCATATGGGGGCACCGCATTCGTCCAATGATGCGTATGCATATGCCAAGCGCATGCTGGAAGTCCAGTCCCGATGTTATAGGGAACAACATGGACGCAATTATGTGTGTGTCATTCCCACAAACATATATGGCCCAAACGACAATTTCAATTTAGACGATGCGCACGTCATTCCTGCCCTTATTCACAAGTGCTACTTAGCCAAACAACAAGGACTTCCGCTGGTGGTTGCGGGAAGCGGCACGCCATTGCGGCAGTTCATTTATTCACGCGACCTGGCTCTGCTTCTCATTTGGACATTGGAACACTATGATGCAACACATGAAGATGCTGAAAAAGTCGATGGTGCAGGCACACTTATCATATCAGTGGACCCGGAGGATGAAATCAGCATCGCGGAAGTGGTGCAGCACATTGCACATGCATTCGATTTTGACAATGACATTTTGTATGATGCTTCTCAACCAGATGGCCAATTCAAAAAAACGGCAGACAACACCAAATTCAAGAATCTTTATGGATACAAACCGCCAATGACAATGACGCCTATTAAGTGGGGAATCAAGGAAACGGTGCAGTGGTTTGTTCAACATTACTACAATGCAAGAAAATGAAGTAAAATGCGAATGATTTTTATAATCGATTAATTTAATGACCATCATGGACCATACGCACAATGCACATGCACATGCACATGCACATGCACACATACCAGACTACAATGATGAACCAATAACCATTGAAGCGGCTGACATTTGCATTGCAATGAAGGAATTGATGAAACAAAGTGAAGTGTTCCATGCGCAGTTTGTCGCTATCAACAGTTTGACCAAATATGACAAATTGTGCATTGAAGACAATAAAATTTCCATACAAAAATTGTCTCCCTGGCGGTATTTTGTTCGAAAATACAAAAACCAAAGTAGGTCATCATTGGCAGTTTATCTACAAAAAGAAATCATTGAATATGAATATTTCTTGCACAAAGCGTGTCGGGCATGCAATGATTATCCTGAAAATCTGGAACTGCACAAGGTTGCAGAAAAACATTATGACCTCATTCAACATGCAGTAACTGTGCTGAAATTTTTGAGAGACAAATACAATGTCAGACAAAATTCAAAAGACATATCAATTGCATTGGAAATGTGGTGTTTGAAACTGACTAAGATGAAACCAGCTTTGCTTGACATTATATCAAATAAACGATTTCACAAATAAAAGGTTATCGCCATGATTGATTATTCAAAATGCGTGGTAAACAGATTATATCCGCAATGTTTATGCCACTTGCGTTTTTAACACTGCATTGGTTCTCGGCGCAAATTTACATGCAACTTTGTGCGCCGCCTGGAGTATATGGTTTCGTTGTTTCATTTTTCAATGTAGCAAATCCAGTGTGTTCTTACACGCTTCAAGTCATGGACATGTCCAAATACTTTTACACTCAGTCATGGATTTTTATAGGGATTACTTCGATTGGTGCGTGCAAACATTTATACGAAAAATGCACAAAATCAATATAATGATTGCAACAATTGGATTATTTTTGAACATGTGATGAACATTTCAAAAAAAATTGAAAGCATGTTTTGACACCTTAAATGAAAGGTAGTTTACCAACAACAACAAGCAAGCAACATGGCCTCTCAAAATGAATTCTCTTCCGCTGTTCTCGTCGAAGACACTCCATCCGTCGCTGTCGCCGGTCCAGGTCCGGCTGCAGCGGTCAAAGACATGCACGTCACCGTTGTGCAAGACGTCAGTGGCTCAATGCAAGACCAGCGCCGTTCGGTTCAAACCGGCATCAATGAAATCATCGGCGAACTGCAGACTCGCTACAAGGAGCCATGCGAACACAAGGCAACCTTCTGCCTCATCACGTTCTCATCGCACGACTGCATCCGCGTGGGACCCGCAGTTCCGGTGCACGATGTCGCAAAATTGGGCGACCTGACGTGCGATGGCATGACCTCACTCTGGGACACGGTTGCCATTGCAATTGCCCAGATGAATGAAAAAAGCAGTGGAGTTCCAGCAACCACTTACGTGTTCACCGACGGCGACAACAACGATTCCCGCACACACACCCAATCCAGCGTCAACGAAATGATCGCCGACAACAAAAAACGAAACCCAATGCATTCCATTCTCTTCATCGGCTCGGACCCGTCGACAAAGCGCAATGCAGAGGGCATGGGGCTTGACCGCGTGCATTCCATCCAGCATGATTCGGACAACACGCCAGTTGCATACGAGGTGTGCCGTCGTGCACTCGAACGTTGCATCACCGGCGACACTCAAAGCACGGAATTCAATGATGACGACATCATCTTGTCTGAAACGCCATCCGCACAAACGCCATCTGCACCGCGTTGTCATTCACCACCACCAATCGTTGATGACCGCTTTCAGCCCCAAGGCACATTCGATGATTCGCAGCACGAATTTGTGTCCGACGATGTGCCAAGTAAATGGTAAGTGAAAAACATGTGAACTTTAAAAAATTTGTTATATTTTTTTTATTAATTGTTGTATTTTTTATTAATTTTTTGTATCATTGATTCATTCATTGTGAATAAATAAATTAGTTTAGAAATACATACGTCATTGCATTCATTCATGGAATCCGAATCCTTGGTTCCCGAAGAAAACGCCATCGCCGACGCCAAAGAATTTTTCGTCTATCTACTCGAGTCGTCATGCAAACGTGCCACATATGTGGGTGCAACCGTGAATCTGGAACGCCGCCTCAGGCAACATAATAAGGAGATTGCAGGCGGAGCGCATGCAACCGGCGCCCGAGTGGCCCGTGGCGAAACCTGGCGCCGCGCGTGCCACATAACCGGCTTTCCCACGTGGCAGGCCGCCCTGCAGTTCGAATGGCGGTTTAAGCAGCTCACGCGCCGTGAACGTTCTGATGTCAATCAGACACCGCTAGAACGCCGCCAAGCAGCATTAAACAAACTTATTAACTTGAAACAGTCAACCAGCAAGGCGGTCCCTTACGCAGAGTGGCCATCGGGCGGTCCTGTAGTGGTGTGGGAATAAAAATTGGAAAATTAAAAAAAATATGAATGTAATTTATAACCACTGCAATGCATATAAAAATAAACCGTCCAACCGAACAAGGCATATCCTTTGCCCTAGAGTATTTAGATGAAGAACGAGATGAGCTTCCTTACTATGGGCCACTAACTAGACGGGGAGTGAGCCCTGTGTTTTTGAATGATTTGCGCAACGGAAAGCTTGACAACAATGACTATGACATTGATTTGCATCCGTTTAATTGGAACAATTATTTGATAATCAAACGCTATCTTGATATGATGGCAACCCGAGAGGCAAACCCAATGGCACGAATGAGCAGGGAACTAGGATTAAGTCGTGATTCATATACAAATTTATTTAAAACTCATGTAAATTCATCATATGTTCCGTTATTTGTGCCTAACAAAAACCCCAAAAAAACCAAACATGGTGGAAAAAAACGCCGCATTCGCGCACGTCGCACCCATCGTCGCCGAGCTTAAAAAAAGGCACCAGGCTACCACAAGATGCGGCGGCTCAGATTGTTTGCCGAGTATTTGTTGTCTTTCCAGTTGCCCAGCATGCCAGCCGTGCGCGTCAAGTAATTCTTTCGACGCGTTTTGTTTTTATGACGCGTATAATCTTGATATCCCATTTGACCAAAGTTGACCCACTGTTTCAACTTTGGGTCGCATATTCGATATTTTTTCACGGGGTTGCTTGCAGGATACAGCTTGGCGGAATGACCTAAATACTTGTGCGCCATCTTTTGTGCCTGTCGCGGACTTGAAAATGCATACAATGCTTTGGGAAACTTCCGGCTCTTTGGAAGCGGACACGCCGGTTGTTGACGCGTTTTCGTGGTTAACTTCATTCTCATATATTACAGTTGAGAGATATTCCCAATAATTCATGGTGCATTTTTTCATCAATTTCTCTCTAGATGAAATTTCCAAAAACCACATTTTCAAAAACGTCGCAGCATTTATGGTCTGTCGCGCATGCAACCAAAAAAGTTCCGCAAATTACCTAGTGCCGCGCGTTTTTTCCCAAAAAGGTAACGGGGTTACGATTTTTGGACATACTTTTTATGTCCGATTCTCAAAATTTTTTTGACTTTTGTGCAAAGAAAAATGAAAAATAACAAAAAATATTTCTCAAGATTTGTAGTAAAAAATGAGAGCATTATGCAGCGCTTAAAAAAGAGCACCAAAAATGGAAAAATTTTGGCCCAAAAAAAACTTAAAAAAAAGCACCAAAACGCATGCATTTTTCGGACAAGAGCCTAAAAAACAGCCTATAAAATAGGCTAAAATAGGCCATTTTCCATTAAAAAAATAGGCAAAATAGGCTAAAATAGGCTGCGTCATCTAGCGAAAAAGCCTAAAATAGGCTCGCGATAGAATGACACCATTTCTCAAGATAAAATGTGTGAAAAAATGCTTAAAGTATAAATTATAATATTTACAACACATATAAGAACAACAATCTCTCAATTTAGTTGCAATGGATGTTGAAAAACCCAAACCAAAGTATGTTTGTGATGCATGCAAATATCACTGCAACAAAAAGAGCCACTACATGCAGCATTGTCATACTGAAAAGCATAAGCAAAACACCAACTCCAATAAATCAAAGTATGTTTGTGATGCATGCGATTATTGCTGCAATAAAAAGAGCCACTATGTGCAGCATTGTGAAACTGAAAAACACAAGCAAACAACAAAAAAAGAGTGTGAGTCAACATCCGAAATGATGACGTTTATGGAAACCATGGTGAAAATGCACAAGGATGTGTTGACCACGTTTGTTGAAACAATGAAAGAAAAATCAACGCAAGTGGCACCTGTGGCGCACGTGTCAAACACGCACAACACGATTAATAACCAAATCAATGTGCAGGTGTTTTTGAACACGGAGTGCAAGGATGCGGTCAAGCTGAGCGACTTCATGAAGACGCTGAAAATCACGTTGCAGGACCTGGAATTCACGAAGACGAATGGCATTGTGGAAGGCGTGGGGTCCATCATTGCCAACAATCTGAAGGTCATGGACGTGCACAAACGCCCCATTCATTGCACCGACGCCAAACGCGAAACAATGTATATCAAGAGCGACGAATGGATTAAAGATGACATGCATGAACACGTCAAGAAATTCATTTACATGACGTCGTGCTATCAAACACGGGTCATACAAGATTGGATGGAAGCACACCCAGGATGGGAAAACAAAGAAAAAATGCACATGGAGTATCAGTCGATTTGCAAAGAACTTTACAAGAACATTGAAAAAGATGAAGCAGCTCATCGAAAAATATTGAAAATCATCGCAAAAGAAACTCACATCAACAAAGCTGAGATGATGGAGTTAATGAGTGTTTAGCATTATGCGGAAATAGTAAAATTATTTTAAGTGCAATTTTTATATAAAATGAAGTGTGTTTTTTGCGGAGCAGTCAAAAATTGTGCTCCATTTTTACAAAGAGTATTTAAAAACATTGAACAACTTGGCTCATTGTTTGATGATTATGCGGTTGTGTTGTATTGCGATAAATCCAATGACAATTCATACGAGTTGGTAAAACATTATGGAAAAATAAATACACGTGTGATGATTCATTACAACACAAAACCTGTTTCAAAATATAGAACACAACGAATAGCCAATGCTAGGAATGAGTGTATTAAAATTGTATATACAAAATTCGCAAATTATCCCTATTTCATTATGATGGATTTTGATGATGTGTGTAGTAAACCAGTCAATGTTGACGTGTTGAAGAAATATTTGCAGGAAGACACATGGGATGCATTGTCATTCAACAAGATTCATTATTATGACATTTGGGCATTATCCATACATCCATTTGTTGTTAGTTATCGGCATTTGGAAAAAAATGAAGACCGCTACGGATACATTGCAGATATATTGAAAAAATCGAATGGCTGTTTAGTTCCTTGTATGTCTGCGTTCAATGGGTTTGGAATTTATCGAGCTTCCAAATTTGTTAACTGTCATTATGATGGAACTCTTCGTCTGGATTTGTTTCCACAAAATTATTTGAATTATGTGTTGAGAATTACGCAAAATAGATTGAGATTTAAAGGACCTAAACACGAGTCTTCTGAGTTCGAAGATTGCGAACATCGTTCATTTCATATGATGGCAACTAATAAAAATCAAGCACGGATAATGATTTCACCTGAAATATTATTTTGATTACAAGTATCCCAACACGGTTGCTCCACCAAGTGGTTCTTGGTATGAATTTGATTGTCCTTGTTTGTTATTTTGCTTCTGCATGTTGTGTTGGTTGTTTTGCTTCTGCATGTTGTGTTGGCTATTTTGCGATGTGCGATGATGATGATACACATTGATTGCGCCACTGTGTTGGTGTTGGTGTTGGTATTGTTTGTCTTGTTTGTCTTGTTGGTATTGTTGTTTGCGTTTATTCCTGTGAGGATTCATTGGGTTGTCGTCCACATCATCCGGGTTGAAATTTTGTTTCGATTCTGCCTTGTCATTTGTGCACACGTTCTCCATTTGAACATATTTGGAGTAGTCAAGAATGCTGGAGTCAAGGTTATATGGGTCTTGTTTTGTGTAGCATGGGTCGCTGCTGCCACCACCGCCATCATATGTGCCATCTTTTGATATTGGTGGACAGTAGTAGCCGGGGGGACGGCCAGTCATTCCTTGCATGGTTTTTCCTGGATTGCTGGTGTCTGGGTCATAATAAAAACACCCTTCGGCAAAATTGTAGTCGCCATCTGGAAATGGAAGATATCCATCGTCAGCAGAATAACAACCCGGAAGAACACACTTGGTTTTTTCATTTGTGGTGTATTTGCATGTGCTGCAGTTTGGCCCCGAATCATCGCCACCATCATCACCACCGTCGTTAGTGGTTCCTGGCATTGGTCCGTCATTGTAAGAGTCGAATGTGTATGTTTCATAGTCGCATGGTTTTTTGGGATTATTTGGGTTTGGCGTGCACTTGCTAGTGTATTTGTAGTATCCACAAGTTAAACATTCTTCGGCGTATGAACCATCCTTTGGTTCAAATGCAGGACAGAATTTTATGGAATAGTCAAGCTCTTTGGGCAAACCATCTGAACGTAGCACACCTGGGCGAGGCGGGTTGATGCAATTTCCATCAAGTGCTTTCATGGGGTCCTTGACTTTCATGCATTTGTTATTGTTGCATCCCGCCACTGGAATCGGCACGTTATCTCCCCCCTCGTAGGTGGCGCCAGTGGATGCAATTCCCTTCTTTTTGGTTGTGGTTGCCGACACTTTCGATGCATTTGCATTGCGATTTTCAAAACCTTCAGCCAAACGGTCATGTTTTTTCAACAAATTGTCCAACAGGTATTGGTGGTCCGAACTTCCATCAGCCATTCCAGCAGTTCCGGATAAACTTGTCTGACTTGCTGCAACCGGATTACCGCGCGGCCGTTGAGTGGGTGGTGCTGATTTGAACCCCTCTTGGATTGGCATAACATTCGTGTCATAATTTAAAGGAGAGATTAATATGACCAAACTGATGACAATGATTACAACGCTAAACAAAACAAAGTAGTTCATAGTGTAATTTATATATACAATTATATATTTGTAAATATAATTATTTTTAACATACGCACGTTTGCTCAACGACAGCAGTAGCTGTTCAAACTTTGTGTGTAAGGATTGTTGCGAAACGCGTCCAAAATTTCAGGGTTGATTCGTTCACACTCAATGGCATTGCGCGGATAGTTTTGCGGCATGCGTGCTTTTCCATAAGTTTCAACCGATGGCGGCATGTTTACAGTGCTTGGACCTGGAGAAGCACCGCCAACATAGTTGCATGCAGAAAGATTTTGTTTCCGCACGCTTAAATTTTCGTCGTGGTTCAGCAGGTTCATGTTGCCCTGGTTTGTCCATGACGTCTGCACCTTGTTGTTGTTGTTGCGCTGATTGTAAGCCGCATTATACACTTGATTGCCCATGTGCGCACCATCACCTCCGGAAGCGCCCAGATACTCCACATCAGTGGTGGTGTCGCGTTGGTTTTCAATTGGCTGCTGTTCTGCAACTTGATATCCTGCATTGGTCTGGCGTTCAAAATTGAGATGATTGAAATCCAACAATGTCGTAGTGGTTTCCTTAATTGTGGTGGGCAGTCGGTCAGCTGGATTGAACACCGTGCCGGCTGGAACCGTTGTTCCCGCATTTGCATAAGCACGCAGATTGCCGATGACGTTTTCTTTGCGAGATGGGCGCACCACTTCCAGCAAGGGCGCCACCACGGCGCGAATGGCGCCAAACACGCCACCCATGGGAACCGCATTCGCCGTCGTGCTGCGATTATTGTGCAGCACCTTGAATCCAAGACGACCGTGGTCTGCAACGGAGGCGGGTCTTTGGTCGGATGCGGACATGTTGATTGCATGGTGTTTGCTGGGGTCCATCTGCTGTCGCTTGGATTGCTCGACTTCAGGAGCGGCATATGTGGCAGCCCCATTTTGCTCCGAACCCGCACCGAAATACTCTGATGTTGTGGATGGACGGTTGACAAACCGGTCGGCCTCAATCGGGCGCGCGGTTTGCGCCTTTTCTAAACCAGTTGTGGTCAACCAACGGTCCGGTGTGTTCAAATAAAATGTGTCCGGCAAATACTTTTCCACCTTGCCTTGCGTGGCAGCACTTGGCGCATTCTGAATGTAATAGTATGCTGGACCCTCGTGCGTCTCCAATCCAAATGTCAGTTTGGGATTCGTCTTCACGCGCAGCTCATCCACATTGCGGTCCACCCATTTTTCGCGCGCGTCCATTCCGGAATTAAAACCGCCGCTGCCAACATCCGTGTAGCCCTTGTCGAGACCCGGCGCCACGTGCACCTCTTCCCACGGCTTCACATTGGCCATGTTGCTTGATGGCATCTGGCGCGACTGCATGAAGTCGCTCGTGTTTGGTGTTCCGTAAACGTAGTTGTAATTCTCCTGCGGCTTGAACAGCGGCGCAATCTCTGATTTGCTTACCCACTGCGACCCAGCACCATTCATGGAGTCCAACACAGATTCCTGCACATTCGCGTCTGCAGTACGCCCCCGGATTTTTGCCCCGAAAAAAGGCGCCATGTTGTTGTGCTTAAAGTCCCCCGCGTCCATCGGTTTTCCAGTGAGAGACATGACCTGGCGCCGCTGTTGATAGTTATCACCAAACTGCGTTTTCCCGCCAAAATCAGGACCACCATTGGCAACATTTTCATAAACAGACTGTTCATAATACTTGTCTGTGGCGGCATTGGGACTCGGAAAGTTGGAATACTCATTTGCATCATAGCCCGTTTTCGGCTTGAACACTGGATAATTGTCAGGTGGAACTGCCATGTTTGGCATGTAATTCACTGGTTTGCCCATGTTTTCATAACCCTCTGCCAATGGAGCCGCAGCCGATGTTGAAGAAGCTAAAGGCTTGGGCTTTGAATTTTTCTTTTGATTGGACATGATGTATGCACCAGCTAGTCCAATGAGTGGAATTGCGATTTCAGCCATTGCAACTTATGTTATTGTGTTTAATTAAATACTAATATATAAATATACTTTTTATTTATATATTGCTATGACTAATAACTTGTGAAAGGAACTTCAACTTTCTTAATGATTCGCTTGGCTGTCTTTCGCATTGCCGTTTTCACAGCAGGCGAATAATCGACCGCTGGATTCAATGATGGAACGATGTCTTGCAGACTCGGAAATGCATCGCGTGAATACCGTTTCATGGTGTGAAAAAAATACACATAATGCTTGGTTATGGCGTAAGCAATTGGCACATCTGCGCCCACTTTTAAATAAGGATTGTTCGCAAAACCGGGTATGAGTTCTGAATAATACTGTTCCACTGGTTCGTCGAGTGCAACTTCAATGACATCGCGGCCTATGTAAAGATATTTGAACACACTTGGTCCAACATGAACATGGTTCCCATCGTGGCCAATTTGCGCCAGCAGCGAATTTCCGGCTAAACCAATGTCGCAGACGTCTTTCAACGGCTTTCCACTTAATGTTTTTTTTGGCAGCCTTGAACCAGGCTTGAGACTGGATGGCACAAAAAGTTTCTTAATATTTGCACGGTAAACTTGTTTATTTGCAGTGATGTCTGGGTCGTATTTACTGGTGTACACCGTCAATACATTTCCAAACACCCGCACTACAAATGATGCACCTCCTGCGTAATGAATTAGGTATTGTTTCCCTACACGTTTGCGCATGGTTATGTTCTTGCATGCCATCACAACTTATATATCAAATGAATATATATAAATTGAAATTTAATTATACTGCATTCATGGCAGGCTTCACTTTCGTTTGTTGTGAATTCGACCTCTTGGCGAACGTGGGCTGTTGTTGATACAGCAAATCAGAATTGAGAATATAAATGTGAATGCTCCTGCCATTACGACAATCTCTGCAAATAATGCGGGCATTGAGTGTTTCTTTGGTCAATGTCTTTGTCGTTGTAAATATTTTCAATTTTTTTGAAAATCTAAACTGGTGCAGTAAAAACGTTTTTGGGAATTGCGGGTGGTTGTGTCTCACGAGCGCCTGGCGGGCATGCAACCCAGTAATCTTTTTCGAGAATGCGCGTGCTCAAATTGTTTTGAAACGGAATGCACACATTCTCTTGCGGATTCAATGGCAAGTAGTAAAAGTGTGGTTGTTCTAAATCTCGGGCGGTCCATGCGGGATTAGTGGCACGCGGTTGTTCCACGAATGGCGTGCATGTTGGATACTGAATTGGGGCATCAATGACTTTTGCAGCGCTGGTCTTGTAGTTGACACAGTCGCGAGAAAGCGGCATATTGAGACCGCGTAAATTGTTTTCCAGTTCCACGGAGTTGGTCCTTAAGTTGCCACCCCAACCTTGAAGTCGGATATAGGGGTCTTCCATGTAGCAGGGCTTGTCGCCGTTTCCGGGAACATTCAAAATGTATCGACCAACGTCGGTTGATTCCTGCACCTCCTTGGCAATGCGGCAAGGGTCGTCGTGAATGCGAGTGAATGCCATGATGTAAACAATAATTTGGGATTATGCTATATGTATGTATATATTTAATTAATTATGCGTTAGATAATTAATCAAATCAAATCAATGGTTTGAATCTTTTATTACTTATTACAAAATATACTTGTAAGGGCCATCACCACGAACACTCACATCAGCCTTGCTTGGTTCAACCACTATGTCGGCTCGCTTTCCATGCACCAACCAGTTGAATCGGCCATTTTCACCATAAACAGTGAATGAGTTGGACACAGCGTCCACTTCACTTGCACTGAATGCTTTCACTGCGCCATCGTATATGTGTGTGATTTGAACAGTAAGGTCAGTGCACAATGTCCCAACATATGAAGGCAGTTGCACTTCAACCGAGCTGCCATTCACGATTTCGCTCTTTCCTCTGTAATAAACACCGGACTCTGGGCCTTCTAAACAAGCATGCACCAAGTATTTGTTCTCAGCATCAACTGGATGGTCAATTACGAATGTTTTTGATGAATCGTATGTAAGTTCATATGTGCTTGTATTGTATTGAACTGCACCTGTACCAGTGGCAGATCTAACAGGATTCACGTATAATCCAGTGTTTCCAGCAGTATTGAGTATTTGGCCAGATGCATTCAAGATGATGCTTCCACCAAATTGACCAGTGTAACCAGCAAAGGCACCGATGGCAATGGCATTTGCGCCTTGTCCAGTGGAACCAGCAGATGCGCCAATGGCAACAGCACCAACTTGCTGTCCATCATAGCCAGTAGCGCTGCCAATAGCAACAGCACCAACTTGTTGTCCAGTGTAACCACTGTATTGTCCAATTGCCACAGCACTGTTCTGTTGTGCCATATTACCAGCGTTTGTTCCAATTGCAACTGCGGTGTCCTGTTGTCCGATTGAACCAGCACCGGAACCGATGGCAACAGTATCGTCTCCTTGTCCGGTTCCACCAGCATCTTGGCCAATCGCGATGGCACCGCTTTGTTGTCCCGTATTGCCAGCATTTTGGCCAATTGCAATACAATAGTCCATTTGATTGGTCGAACCAGCATTTTGACCGATGGCAACAGCACTGTATTGTTGTCCGGTTGAACCTGCGTTAAGGCCAATTGCCACAGCATTGGATTGTTGTCCGTCATAACCGGCATTTGGGCCAATTGCAACGGCATTTGTCTCTTGTCCGGTGGCACCAGCATTTAGACCAATCGCAACAGCATATAATTGTTGACTGGCTGAACCAGCATTTGGACCAATCGCAACAGCATATAATTGTTGATTGGTTGAACCAGCATTTTGACCGATGGCAACTGCACTTGCTTGTTGACCGGTGTTACCTGCCAGATTACCGATGGCAACAGCACTGGCTTGCTGTCCAAAAACACCAGCATTTTGACCGATGGCAACTGCACTTGCTTGTTGACCAGTATAACCCGCATCTTGGCCAATTGCAATGGCAGCGTTTTGTTGTCCGTATTGTGCAGTTGATGGTCCAATTGCAATGGCATACTGCTGTTGATTGGATGAACCAGCACTAAAACCGATGGCAACAGCATACGATTGTTGTCCCACACTACCAACACTTGTGCCAATCGCAACAGCGTTGGCTTGTTGTCCACTCGTACCCGCCAGTTCACCGATGGCAACAGAATTGTTTTGCTGTCCTGTGCAACCAGCATTTCGACCAATGGCAACTGCAGCGAATTGTTGACCGGTAAAACCAGCGTGAAAGCCAATCGCAACTGCCTGGCCCTGCTGTCCAACATAACCAGCATCTGTTCCGATGGCAACAGCATTTCCTTGTTGTCCGGTTGAACCAGCCTGAAAACCAATTGCAACTGCACCGGCCCGCTGTCCGTCTTGTCCAGCATTTAGACCAATGGCAATAGCAGTTCCTTCTTGTCCGGTATAACCAGCATTTCCACCAATTGCAATGGCATCATCTTGTTGTCCGTTATAACCAGCACTAAAACCAATAGCAACTGCATTGGATTGTTGTCCAGTTGAACCAGCCAAATAACCAATTGCAACGGCATTTGTCTGTTGTCCTGTGCAACCAGCTTGGTTGCCAATTGCAACGGCATTTGTCTGTTGGTTGATTGAACCAGCGCTTTGGCCAATTGCCACAGAATTGCTTTGTTGTCCATCAAAACCAGCGTTTGGTCCAATTGCCACAGCACTATTTTGCTGTCCCGTGAAACCTGCATTTATACCAATTGCAACAGCATCATCTTGTTGATTGATTGAACCAGCATCCGTGCCAATCGCCACAGCATTTGATTGTTGTCCCGTGCAACCAGCATCCAAGCCAATTGCCACAGTACTATTTTGCTGTCCGGTGGAACCAGCATTTGGACCAATCGCAACAGCAAATGATTGTTGTCCATATTGTCCAGCACTGATACCAATGGCAACAGCACTAGCTTGTTGTCCGTCATTACCAGCACTTTCACCAATTGCAACAGCAGATGCCTGTTGTCCAGTATAACCAGCTTGAGAACCAATCGCAACAGCAGTTGATTGTTGCCCGTCAAAACCAGATTGATAACCAATCGCAATGGCAGAAGAGTTTTGACCGGTTTTACCAGCCTGAGCCCCAATGGCAACAGCAGTTGACTTCTGTGAATATTGCGCAGCATTATCACCAATGGCAACAGCAGATGCCTGTTGTCCATCATTGCCAGCCAGAGAACCAATGGAAACCGCACCGGACTGTTGTCCAGTCAAACCAGCACTTGTGCCAATGGAAACTGCACCGGTTTGTTGTGCGTATTGTCCAGCACTGACACCAATGGCAACAGCGCTGCCTTGCTGTCCAGTTGAACCAGCATTTGGACCAATGGCAACAGCGCTGCCCTGTTGTCCGTATTGTCCAGCACTATCACCAATGGCAACAGCACTACTTTGTTGTCCAGTCGAACCAGCACTTGTGCCAATGGAAACTGCACTGGATTGTTGTCCGTATTTTCCGGCCTCTTGACCAATTGCAATTGCATTGGATTGTTGTCCGTCTTGTCCAGCACTGTCACCAATGGCAACAGCACTGGCTTGCTGTCCAGTCGAACCAGCTTGAAAACCAATGGCAACAGCGCTGCCCTGTTGTCCGTCTTGTCCAGCACTGACACCAATGGCAACAGCACTACTTTGTTGTCCAGTCGAACCAGCACTTGTGCCAATGGAAACTGCACTGGATTGTTGTCCGTATTGTCCAGCACTGACACCAATGGCAACAGCACTACTTTGTTGTCCAGTCGAACCAGCACTATCACCAATCGCAACTGCACTGGTTTGTTGTCCGTATTGTCCAGCACTGACACCAATTGCAACAGCATTGGTTTGTTGTCCAGTATTACCAGCATTATCACCAATCGCAACTGCACCGGTTTGTTGTCCGTATTGTCCAGCAATGACACCAATGGCAACAGCACTGTCTTGTTGTCCATCAAAACCAGCGTTTGGTCCAATGGCAACAGCACT